ATCACGGAACGGTCGGCGAATCCTCGCGCGCGGGGTACCACCCCCACCCCCACCGTGTCAAGCGCTGGATCTCAGGACCCCCATGCGCTACCCTCCGCGCGCGCGTCGCGCGTCTTCTGTCCATCCCTGGGCAGTCGGTCCGGTCGACCCTTGGGAAGCGCTCACAGAGGCACACAGAGGCACGCTGAGACGAGCTCTCAGACCAGGTCGACACAGCCTCTGACCTGCGAAGACACATCAGGACTTGACATCGCAGTGCAAGTGAGTGCAAGCTATGACCAGAACGAAGCACGGAGCGGGACGCAAGTCCGGTCGAAGTTCGGTCGCAGGTCAAGGGCCAACAGGAACACTCCGAGCCAAGTTGCACAGCAGCTCGAAGTCTGGTAGAGTCGAGCTCAGCAAGACAGCGGGACCGGTTAGCACCACATCTCACAGCGGGTGCGAACGGGGCGCATGAGATCCTGACGGATCGGTCCCAAGTCAAGCGGAACGCAAGTTGCACAGCCCAGGGGAACCTGGTAGAGTAGGACCCAGCAAGACAGCAGGACCCAGCACCACCAGCCGGAAGCACAAGTTGCACACCGACCGGGAAGCTGGTAGAGTAGGACCCAGAACGAACCGCCCGGAAGGGCAAGGCGCACGGAGTAGGAACCCTCGCAAGGGGTCACCGCGAAGGAAGCGCGAGATCCTTGAGAACTGAACAGAGTGCCAAGCGACACAGACTCCCCCACCTGATTCATGGGTGGGAAGTGCCCACCTGATCGGTGGGCTGAGACACCCCCCAGGGGTGTCGGTAGGGGAGATGGTCGTAGGTAGGGTTCGACTCCCTACCTCCCCACGATCACAGCGCAGAGGCTGTGACAGTGTGACCGAGGAGTCATCATGATCAAGGCAACGCACCGCGAGTACACCGCAGCTCTCAGCTCGGCTCGCTCGCAGTCCACCCTGATCGCCGCTGCTACCTCCGCTCCGGAGGAGATGCCCGCGTCGTACCGCTACTACCTCTCCGAGGACGGTCTGTCCGGTCTCGGGGTCGCCGGTGACGGTACCCTGGTCGGAGTGTTCTCCCTGGTCAAGGGGCGCGGTGAGGACATGATCTGGGAGTCGATCCTGCACTACGGCGCTGACCGTCTGGACTGCTTCGACGGCTTCCTGCCTGACTACTACAAGCGGTTCGGCTTCGCCGAGTACGAGCGTGTCCCGAACTGGACTGCCGGTGAGCCGGACGTCGTCTTCATGCGCTTGACTGTGTGACAGTGTGAGCGTAGGGTGAGAGGCACACAGGGAGGTTCGAGTCCTCCCCACCCACTGGGCAACTCTGCCCTGATCGAGAGGAACACCATGTCTGTGACCCTGAGCAAGACTCGCAGCTCCGTCGCCCGGTCCGCCCGTGAGGCGCGCTGGAACAAGCGTCTCCGGAACAACGACCTGGCCGCGCTGCGTCGCCACTTCGCCATCGCGGCGTACCGAGCCGAGCAGGCGAAGTGATCCACCCGGCTGGCGTGTGGGTGCGTGACTGCACCGACCGCCGACCGGAGGAGATCGGCTACCCAGAAGTGCACAGGTGAGATCCACCTGCGGGTCACTGGGGACGTAACAACTGGCGCGACTGGCAGACATCCGGGTTCGAGTCCCGGACGCGCACTCAGCAACTCTGCTGTGACAGTGGGAGCAACTGTGAACGTTGACATCGACACCCTGGTCGAGTACGCCGAGAAGTCCCTGGAGCGTCCGTCTGACGCCGCCTTCTGGGACGAGCGGTGCTACACCACGCATGTCCCTGTGATCGGCTGGGCCGACCGTGGGGATGACATCCTGGAGGAGTCCAACTTCCACACCGCCCGTGACCTGATCGAGGGTGCGGCGGAGGACGAGTCGCACTGGTTCGAGGGCTCGGCTGGTCACTGGCTGGTCGGGAGCATCCAGCAGATCTGGGTGCAGGTGTACGAGGACGAGACTCGCGAGGAGTTCACGCAAGCCTTCATCGAGGCTGTCGAGATCCAAGAGTCCCTGCACGGGTACCCGATCCTGGACGAGTCCGACTACTCCGAGCGTGAGTGGAAGCTCTACGAGGAGAACCTGAGCGAGGCTCTGGACGACGCGCAGCGTGAGTACGACCTCGACACCGACGAGGAGTCGCAGGCGATCCGTGACGCCTTCTACGAGGTCCAGGGTGAGCGTCTGCCCTGGGACGGTGCGGATGTGAGCTGGGACGCGGTCGCCGAGCTGTACCGCGACGTCCGCGACGAGTTCTTCACCGAGCTGGTGCTGGGGGTCCACCCTGACCAGCTTGTGCTCGACCTGAGCGCCTGACGGCGCAGCCTGACTGGCAGACACCGGGGTTCGAGTCCCCGGCAGGCACTGAGCATCCCCTGAGAGGCAGGGGAGCTCTGATCTGAGGAGTGATCCAGATGGTCCCGAAGTTCCGCGACAACCGTGAGTCCACCCGCGACGACCGTCGCAAGGGCAAGGCTCTGGCGCAGGAGCGCAAGTTCGCCCGAGCTGTCAAGTACGCTGGCCCGGAGTCGTTCCAGGTCGAGTCGGGCAAGGAGTTCTGAGCGTGATCATGCAGCGCATCCTGAACAAGGTCACGGATGAGAACGTCCAGGACATCATCGACACCGCGTCGTACGGCGGCATCACGTACTGGGCACTGGAGCCCACGGCGGATGAGTTCGAGGCCCTGCCCGAGGGCAAGGAGTACACCATCGTGGAGGGCGAGGACGGTTCCTGGCTCGGTGGTGAGCGTGAGGTCGAGGGTGTGCACTACCTGAGCAAGGACGACGTGCGCCGGGCGTACGCTGCCCTGCTCGACCCCGACCAGAAGTTCGTGAACCGCGAGATCCACGGGTACATCCTGGACTCCTGGCGGAACCGCACGGACGAGGACGGCATCGACTGCGGCGACATCGACGCGAGTGCGGCTGACGTGATCGTCCAGGTGGCGTGCTTCAACGAGCTGCGCTACGGCTGACGTAGCAGGGTGACCGGCAGACACCAGGGTTCGAGTCCCTGGCACCCACTGGGCAACCCTGCCCTGAGTGAGGAGTGATCATGAGCGTGAGCCGCGAGACCGCCGAGCTGGTCAAGGCCAAGATCGAGGAGCTGTACCCGCTGGACAAGGGGTACTTCTTCCTGGCCGACCACAACCACGAAGGTCTGAGCGAGGGTGCCTGGTCCCTGGCCCTGGAGGGCACCCCCGAGTGGGTGTACGAGGTCGCCGAGAAGCAGCACGCCGAGCCCGAGTGGCTGCCGGGTGTGTTCCTGGAGCCCGTGACGAGCTGGTGCCTCGGGATCTACCCGGCTTGACAGCCGCGCAGTACCTGTGACAGTGTGAGCACAACGACGAACGAGAGAGTGAGCAACATGGACATCATCGCAGACATCAAGGGTCGCACCGCCTACAGCCTGGCGGTGGACGCCGACACGCTGAGCCCGGACTCGGACACGTCGGTCGGCGCAGACTTCCTGCGGAGCGTGCGTGACAGTGTGATCGAGCGGGTTGAGTGGCTGGTCGAGAACGACGAGCTGAGCCTGGTCGAGGCAGCCGAGGAGGTGCGGGACGGTGACGCACTCGGCGAGATCGCAGACGGTGCGCCGAGCGTCTACACGCACCGAGTCTGGTCCGAGTTCCTGGACCTGGGCGGGTACAACGAGGACCTGGAGCCGCATGAGATCAGCGGCGACAACCTGAACCAGGTGCCCGGCATCGCGCTGTACCACATCGCGTACCGCCTGGCGTCCCACCTCCTGGAGGAGATCGCCGACTCCGAGTGAGTCGAAGGGTGACCGGCAGGCACCGAGGTTCGAGCCCTCGGCACCCACTCAGCAACAACGCTGTGACGAGAGGAACGATCATGAGCATCACCCGTCGAGGCAAGTTCGTGTCCGCCTTCCTGATCCTGGCGGTCGGGTTCGGCATCGGACAGACGCAGCGACCCGCTGAGGCGCAGCCCGAGGTCAAGGTCGAGAGCGTCGCCTCTCGGACGCCGCTGCCCTCACCCATCGCGGTGAAGGTCCCGGTGCCTGACCTCCCGACCCGCGAGTGCACCCCTGACGGTGGGCGGAACTGCTACTGGGACGGGGGCGAGCTGAAGGGCAAGTCGCCGAGCTACTGGGTCGACCGGAACGGTCGGGTGACGTACCTGCGACCAGCCCTGAACGACACGACCAAGCGTCGCCTCTGGGAGGCGAAGCAGCGCAAGGTCGGAGCCGAGGAGTGGGGCACGATCGACGGACACCGGTTCTGCTGGGCAGTGATCGGTGACACCAGCTACGTGACCTGCTGGGACGGCTACAAGACGACGAGCTGAACGGCTCAGCGCGAGAGGCACACACCCCGGTTCGAGTCCGGGGCGCGCACTCCGGGTGGACGGTGACAGCGTCTGCCCACTGCGAGAGGACAGTGACAGTGCCCTTCTTCGAGTACAACCAGAACAACTCCGGTGGGTCCTTCCACATCGACCCCGAGGCGGGGATCTCCACGGTGGTGATCGTGGAGGCGGACACCGCGAAGCAGGCTGACGCGAAGGCCGAGGAGATCGGCCTCTACTTCGACGGTGCGGGTGACTGCGACTGCTGCGGTGACCGGTGGTACTCCGCCGAAGGCTGGTTCGGGGACGACCCCGAGGGTGACAAGGTGCCCAGCATCTACGGTGAGCCGGTGTCGGACATCGACTTCAGCTCCAGCTACCGCAGCCGCTGGGCGGACGGTGCCCCCGAGGTGTACGTGCACTTCGCGAACGGCACCGTGCAGGGCTACGGCTTCACCGGCAAGCAGCTCTGATGCGGGTACTCCAGGGCGGGAGCGTGGCCATCGTGGCGGCGCTCCTCCTGATCCTGCTGACGGGGTGCGAGGATCGCCCCTGTGAGGCGGGCCACTACAACTACATCCCGATCAGCAACGGCAAGACCACCACGATCACGCCCGTCTGGGTGTGTGACCAGTACGCAGAGGAGAACTGAAGTGGATCACGCAGAGATCGCAGCACGTAACCCCGAGGCAGCCGCGCGAGTGGTGGTCCGGGCGGCAGAGCTGGGCGGCGACGTCCTGAACGCCTGGGAGGTCTTCGCCGATGGGGTGGGGTACCGCCTGGCGAGCGAGCACCTTCGAGCGCAGACGGATGACGCCGACCTGATCGCACGGCAGCACAACCTCGTCGGGTACCAGCTCTGAGCTGAGCCGACAGCCTGACCGGCAGACACCTGGGTTCGAGTCCCAGGCAGGCACTCCGGGTCGACGGTGACAGCGCCGACCCACTGCGAGAGGAGATCTCAACCGTGAGCAACTACATCGCCGACGCCCTGGCCGACATCGCCCGCATCTTCAAGACGGACGAGCTCCCCGAGGAGATCCGCACCGTGATCGAGACGCTGGTCGAGCAGGAGCGTGACGACGCCTACCAGGACGGCCACTCGGACGGCTACTCCGAGGGCGAGGACACCGCGTACTCCGAGGGGTACGACGAGGGTCGCAGCGAGGGCTACGACGAGGGCCACACGGACGGCTACGACGAGGGCTTCGAGGACGGCAAGGCCGAGGCCGAGGACGACGACGCCGCCTGACTTGACTGTGACAGTGAGACTGTGACAGTGTGAGACCACACCAACCGAGAAGGAGCACCGCAGTGAGCAAGATGGGCAGCCTCGCGATCGACCTGATCACCTACGAGGAGGGCGAGCTGGACGAGGCCGACACCCTGGACCTGTTCAGCACGCTGGTCAAGAGCGGCATGGCCTGGACTCTCCAGGGCCACTACGGGCGCACCGCCCGGAACCTGATCGACAACGGCTACCTCACCGAGGAGGGCGAGATCACCGAGCTGGCGGAGTACGACTTCGACCTGGTGTGACAGTGTGAGTAGGTAGGGAGACCGGCAGCCACCTGGGTTCGAGGCCCAGGCTCCCACTCGGACGCCGCCAAGGGGGCGGATGTCCTGCGAGAGAGGAGCACCCAGTGAGGTGCAGCGTCGTGAACAGCCAGAACGTCCAGTGCGACCGCGAGACCAAGGCGCAGTCCGGTCTCTGCTCGGCGCACAGCTACCGCTTCCGTCGCTACGGCGACGTCCAGGCGGACACCCCCATCCGGCAGTACAACCTGAAGGGTCCGCGCCCGATCGTCCAGTACGAGGGTGCGAACGAGACCGAGCGGTTCTGGGCGCGAGTCGTGGAGGACGAGGGCCACTGGCTCTGGGCTGGCTCGATGTCCAGCGGTGACTCCGGTCAGGCCCTGTTCGGTGGGTACACCCTGCCCGCCCGTCGCATCGCCTACGTCCTGAAGTACGGCGAGATCCCGGACGAGGTCCGCGTCTACCAGACGTGCACCACCTGGTCCTGCGTCAAGCACACCGAGGCGCGCTACTCGGACGGCACCGTGTTCGTGCCCGAGTCTGAGGAGATGGCTGCCTGATGCCCTGGGTGGGGAACGAGTACCGACCGACCACCGAGGAGGCCGTCGCCGCCCTCACGTACGACAAGTACGGCGAGGAGTACGAGTGGTGGACCGAGACCCTGGCCGAGCTGGTCAAGGCGGTCCGGCGCGACGTCGCCAAGGAGATCCGCGAGCACCAGCTCGATGACCCGATGGGTCGCCACTTCTACACCGGAGCGGGCGCGGACTACTACGCGCAGCTCATCAACCCTGACGAGGAGGACCCGAAGTGAGTGGACCGACCCTGTTGATCGGGCTCAGCGGTTACGCCGGGTCCGGCAAGGATGAAGCGGCCAAGGCCCTGATCGTGGGCGGCTGGAGGCGCGACGCCTTCGCCGACCGGCTGCGACAGTTCCTCTACAACCTCGACCCCTGGGTGACCGTGTCCCCTGACGTGGGCGTGGCTCGACTGGCCAAGCTGGTCGACGCCTACGGGTGGGATCGTGCCAAGCGGACGTTCCCTGAGATCCGAAGGTTGCTCCAGCGCACGGGCACCGAGGCTGGCCGCAAGGTGCTCGGCGCTCAGGTCTGGGTCGACGCCCTCATGCGGGACTTCGACGCCGAGAACGAGGCGCTGGTGGTCACGGACGTCAGATTCCAGAACGAGGCCGACGCCATCCGCAAGGCCGGGGGAGTGATGGTCCGCATCAACCGCCCTGGCGTGGGACCTGCGACCGACCCCGGTGGGTGGGTGCATGAGAGCGAGGTCGCCCTCGACCACTACGACTTCGACGTGACCGTGAACAACAACGGCGACGAGATCCAGCTCCATGAGCACATGCTCAGCACCGCGCTGCTCATCAACCTGAAGGCCCTCACGCTCTGAGCGTGCAAGTTGCGTCAGACGGCCCGGTGTGTGACACTGGGACCACGAACGAGAGGAACACAGCAGTGACCACGTTGCACACCGTCCCCGACCTGGACGCCCTGCCCGCAGGGGCCAAGATCGAGGACCGAGAGGGAGACCAGGGCGTGAGCCTCGGCAACGGCACCTTCGAGGTCGTCGGCTTCCGTGACCCGGTCTACTCCAGCTTCTTCGCCTTCCCGGTCGAGCTCATCTCGCCGCCGCCCCAGGACGACACGATCCTGCGGGAGATCAAGGATCTCGACGCTCTGCCGGACGGCAGCGTGATCGTGGGGGTGGACGTCGTCCCCCCGACCTTCTTCAAGCAGGCGGGGCACTGGATCAACCCGACCAAGCACATCGGCACCACCCAGAACGTCCAAGCCTTCGTCCACGCCAGAAGGTGGGGCTTCCGAGTCGCCCACCGCCCCGCCTGACCAACCTGTGACAGTGGGACCGGCTGGCGAGTCTGGCCGGTCCCTTCGAGAGGAGACACATGAGGTTCACGCCTCGCGCCCAGGAGTACAACCGGATCGTAGAGATCCTGGAGTCCCCGGACTACAAGGACGCCAAGGACATGGCCAAGGCCCTCCTGAAGGAGATGGTCGACATCCTGGCCATGCGGGACACCTTCGCAGGCACCCACGTCTGGAAGGACGGGGAGAAGGGCCTCAACTACGGGCCGTTCTACTCCGAGGCCGACATCAAGAGCCACCTCCAGCACCTCGGCGGCCTGGGCGGCAGCTTCCGCGTCGTGAAGCTGTTCTCGCCCGGCGCACTCGCCGCGAACGACATCGGCAAGAAGGGATGGACCCCGTGGTGCCTGCACCCCGAGTGCGGACACGCCCCCTTCACCCACTCGATGGCTGGACCTGCGCGAGGCGCGTGCCAGCTCGTCTCATGCCCGTGCGACAAGTACCGCAAGTAGAGGAGATCCCAAACCCATGAAGACCAAGACCGTCGACTACAGGTACTGCCAGTGCGGCCTGAAGCGTGGCTTCCCGAGCGAACGGGCTGCCGACAAGGCCCTGGGTCGAGCTCAGGCCAAGCGCGACCGCCTCGCCGAGTCCCGAGGCACCAGGCGCGGCCTCCACCGCGAGAGCCGCTACTACCAGTGCGAGTACGACCTGTTCCACCTCACCTCCGAATCCCGACGCCACTTCAACGACCGGCTGGTGGCCGCATGAGCCTCCTGAAGGACCAGATCGAGCAGGCCATCCGCGACTTCGACTTCAGCGACTTCGGGCTCGACAGCGTCGACCCCAACAGCGAGTTCGCGGAGTGGGTGCCCGTCCTCGCCGAGAAGATCGCGCACCGCGCGGTCCAGGTCGGACGTCGACCGCACCCCAACACTCTCGCCGCCGTCGCAGCCGCGTTCGCACGCAGGGTCGACTGATGGCGATCGAGTTCTGGCGAGTGCGCTGGACGGACCTCGAAGGCAACCGCCGCGAGTCCGTCGTGAGCTACGACCGCACCACCCGAGACGAACGGCTGGCAGAGCTGGCCTCGCAGGGCATGACCGACGTCGAGCCCTTCCTGTACGACCCCTTCACCGGCAAGGAGATCACTCAGTGACCACCAAGAACACCGACCCGATCGCTGTCGTCTACGGCTACCACCAGGCGAAGCTGTTCCCCGAGGTCAAGCCCGAGAACGTCATCCCCTTCCGGCTCATCCACCTCCTGAAGGACCGCGACCCCTCCGTCATCTACCGCACCGGCCTCGGCGTCAGCTACTACGCCTGGCGGATGCTGGAGAAGCTGGAGGAGTTCGCCCAGGAGGGCACCGAGATCATCCATCTCCGCCAGTTGCAGGCGGGTGTGTAACTTGCATCACCCGAAGCACAGGCGGCAGCGGGAAGGGCTGAGCATCGCTGCGGGAGTCACCGCACTGACCTCAGCCTTCTCGCTGGGCCTCCTGGGCGGCGCTCTCCTGGTCGACAAGGCCAAGGCCGACGAGCCCGCCCCCATCCACGACACGCAGCCCATCCCGACCGTCACTGCGACCGTCACGGTCACCCCGACACCCTCCCCGAGCCCGACCAAGGCCAAGACGACGGCCAAGCCGAAGCCGAAGACCCCGAGAGAGCTCGGCAAGGCGATGGCAGCCGAGCGGGGATGGACCGGAGCCGAGTGGGTCGCACTCGAAGACCTCTGGACCCGCGAGTCCGGCTGGAACCCGACCGCACAGAACCCGACGAGCACCGCCTACGGGATCGCCCAGTTCCTGGACTCCACCTGGAAGGGCTACGGCATCCCGAAGACGTCCGATCCCGCCAAGCAGATCGAGGCAGGGCTCCGCTACATCGAGGCGCGCTACGGCAAGCCGAGCGCAGCCCTCGCCTTCTGGCACAACCGCTACCCGCACTGGTACTGAGAGGAATCCCCATCATCATCACGACCAGGTCAGACATGACCGTCCAGCTCATCAAGACCGACGCCTCCGACGAGGACGTGGCCCGCGCAGCTCGGGTCTCCACTGCGGGTGCCGCCTCACTCGACACCGGCAAGCCGATCGAGGGCCTGATCAAGTTCCTCATGCGCGACAGGCACGGCAGCCCGTTCGAGCACAACAACTTCACCTTCTACATCGAGGCCCCGATCTTCGTGGCCCGAGAGTTCTTCCGCCATCGCGCAGGCTGGAGCTACAACGAGGAGAGCGCGCGCTACAAGGAACTGGAGCCCGTCTTCTACGTGCCAGCCGGTGACCGCAACCTCACCCAGGTCGGCAAGCCCGGTGCCTACGAGTTCCAGCCCGGCACCTTCCTCCAGTCCCTGTCCACCGTGCACAACCACCGCGACGCCTACGCCGCAGCCTTCAACGCCTACCGGGAACAGCTCGGTGCGGGCGTGGCCCGCGAGGTAGCGCGCAACGTCCTGCCGGTCGGCATCTACACGTCCTTCTGGGCGACGTGCAACGCACGCAGCCTCATGCACTTCCTCTCCCTCCGGACCAAGCGCGAGAACGCCAAGGTCCCGAGCTTCCCGCTCCGCGAGATCGAGCTGGTGGCCGAAGGGATGGAGGACATCTTCATGGACGTCATGCCCCACACCTGGCGGGCGTTCGAGATGGCCGGGCGAGTGGCCCCATGACGGACAGCCGAGCCCGCGCCATGCTCACCAAGTACCCGCACCTGTTCGACCGAGACCGCGACGACAAGCTCCCCAAGTGGGCGCAGCGGGTGCTCGGCGACTTCCGCCTCCTGCTCCTGCGGGAAGCAGGCCGCAGCCAGCACTTCCAGGACAAGGTCCGGGAGCTGGAGGGTCAGGAGTGATCGAGATCGAGGTCGTCATCGAGACCGAGGAGGGTGAGCTCATCCCCTTCGACCCGGATCGCTTGCGCTGAACCAACAAGAAGCCCCCAGTCACTCGACTGGGGGCCTTCTTGCGTTGTGCCTCAGAACGCTTCGGCGAACGAGTCCTCACGGATCAGGAGCCGGTCACGGACGTCCTCGGGGATGATCAGGCGGAGCTGCACCCGAGGCGCACGCACCTTCGGGATCTTCTCTCGGCTCACCTCGCACACGACGCCGACCCGGAGCAGGTCTGCCGCCATCGCGTCGATGCCGCCCTCCTCCCAGTGCTCACGGAACGTCTTGCCTCCAGCCACCTCGGTCCACCGATCCTTCGTGGTGTCCGGGTCGATGGCTTCGAGCTCCGCGATCAGCTTGTCCAGCGTCTGCTCCGCCTGCTCCTGGGTGAACCGCGTCTTCGTGTACCGACCGCCCGGCTCCAGCCCTGCCATGTAGTAGGCGATCGACGCCTCCAGGCGGGCCGTCTCCTTGCGCATCTCCTCGCCTCGGGCGTACTCCCGCTTCATCACGGGCAGATCCCCGATCGAGTCGAGCACGCGCTGCACCAGGGCGTCGTACACAGCCTGCGGATGAGGAGATCCCAGCCCACCGCTCTTGCACCCCTGGCACCGCAGGTAGGCGTACTCCCCGTGCTTGTTCCGGGTGTGGTGCACGATCATGTTCGTCTGGCACTCGACGCACTTCAGGACGCCTCGGAACTTCGTGGCACCGCTGGGCTGACGAGGCGGCTGGTTCTTCCCACGCGCATCGAGCTCGCGCTGAAGGGTGTCCCACTCCTCATCGTTGAAGATCGGCTCTCCCACTCGGATCGGCTGGCCGTCGTGACCGAGGACCACCTTCGAGCGGCGTAGCCCACCCTGCTTGTCCTCCTCCACTCGCCAGCCGCGCAGGCCGGGGTTCCGGAGTCGACGGATCAGGGTGCTGGCAGTCACGCCGGTCACCATGCCAGCCTCGATCAGCTCCGCAGCGACGGCGCGAGACGAGACGCCCTCCAGGATGCGACGTCGGGCGTAGTGCAGCGCCTCGTAGGCCGGTTGGTCGAAGACCAGGCGGGTCTTCCCATCCTCGCCGCGCGCCGTCGTGTACCCGTAGGGAGGCTTGCCGACCAGCCACTCAGCCTGCGTCTTGTTGTAGTTCCACAGCGACTCGACGCGGGTCTTCGTGTTCGCTGCCTCGATCTCAGCGATGCCGCCGAGCAGGGTCACCATCATCTTGCCGAGCGTGGTGCTCAGGTCGATCGGGTCGTTCTTCGAGATCAGGTTCTTCTCGTACCGGTTCGACCAGTCGATCATCCGGGAGAGGTCTCCCATGTTGCGGATGAACCGGTCGACCTTCCAGAACAGGAGGGCGTCGAACTCGGGCACTCGGTTGTTCAGCCACTCGCCCAGGGACTTGCGCTTCCACGGGGGTACCTTGGTCGCCGACACGTTGAGGTCACTGGCGACACCGACCACCCGCATCCCCTTGTCTCGGGCGAGCTGACGCAGGTCCAGTTCCTGCCGCACGGGGGAGGTGGTGTCATCAGTGAAGACCGACAGGCGCACCGACAGGAGCGCGCGAGGGGCGTCCTCGGGCAGGAGGTCTTCGTCCCGCTTCAGGCTCTGTAGTAGGGCGAGGTCGGCTGGACTCCACTCCGCCTCGATGTCGTAGGTAGCTGCTCGATCACTCATGGTGAGCAGCGTAGCGTGGATGTGACCCCGTTGCCATCTGCCCCCAGATGGACACATGGCCACAACTGGCACCACCTGGCGGGAAGATGCTCCCGCTCGCGGTCCGACAGGCCCCTGACCTGCGGGAACGTCGATGAGCGGGGGAGTGCTGGAGCATCTGGCCAAGGTGCTGGAGTCGGCGTCCGAGGTGGAGCGTGAGGCGCTTCTCGCCCTGCTCGAACGCCCGAAGCTGGTCAGCCAGCCGGTCATCAAGGCCCCAGCTCGACCGCTCCCACCGGCACGCACAGCGCCCGTCATCGAGTGGGTGTAGAGGACGACGACCCACCCCCAGGGCTCCTCGGGTGCCACCAAGGACACGCCTCTGGTGCACCGGATCGGCGCTTCGGGTGAGCCGCCGCCACTCCCCACGCTACGCCTACCGGCGCACGTCGATGCCAGCCTCTCGCCGCAGTTGGGTGCAGGCGTTCACCAGGGCTCGATGGTCCGACGACGTTACGGGCAGCGTTGAGACGCGCCGCCCCTGGTCGTACACCCCGATGTGGGTGCGACCCTGCTCCAGCCGGTAGCCCTGCTCGATGAGCCGCCCTTGCAGCTCGCTCCAGGAAGACGGCCAGCGCCGCCCTGAGCCGCCCGACGAGCGGGGCATGGACAACCTGACCGGGACGCCCACGACAGGCGTTCCTGTGCCCTCCTCGGCCCGATCTCGGGGGCGTACACCGACGAGCACCCAGTGCCCCTCGCTCTTGCCGGGCTCGACGTAGCCCTGCCAGCTCACTCCACACACGCGAAGCCGGGTCCGACTCCCCTCGACGGGGGTCACTGTCTCCGGCTTCAGAAGGTCGGACTCCACGTCCGGCCAGTAGGTCCCCCGCTCCGACATCTTCTCCAGCAGCTTCGCTGTCGGGTGGAGGTGCGCGATCACCGATGCGCCGCCTCGTACTGCTCCACGACCTCGCGTCGGATGCGCCCTGTCGCCGGGACTTCGATCCCGTTCTCGACAGCCCACACGCGGATGGCCGCGTTGTCCTGCTTCTTCACTCGCCGCCGAGTCGAGCGGCTGCTCGGTACCCTGCGGGCGGCGTTGACCCAGGGGGCCATCGCCTTCAGCATCTTCGCCTCGTTCTTCCGGTTCAGTTCGATCTCGTACGTCGTGCCATCGACGGCGAAGGACACGGTCCGGGCGTTGCCGGTCCCGTCGATGTCGTCCACCAGTTCGACCACGACTCTCTCGTTCTTCATGGCGAAGACGGTAACGCAAGAAGGCCCCCCAGTCCGAAGACCGGGGGGCCAACTTGTTACCTACTTCACCGCACCGGGCAAGCGCCCGTGCTGCACTCCTCGTCCGTGCCGTCCTCGATCCGAGTCAGCTCGTACTGCTCGAACTCGGCCAGCGAGATCCGCTCGTACGGTGCCTGCTCTCGGGTGCCATCGACCATGATCGTGGTGCCCTTCAGGTGGGGCAGCCAGGACGCGATGACCGCAGCCGTCTCGCCCAGGTCCAGACCCTCGGGGACGTTGGCCGTGAAGCTCACCGCGTTGTCGGCGTAGTGCTTCTGGTACATCGCCTGGAAGGACAGCATCTGGTCCAGGCTCAGCTCGTCCGCCGACTCGACCAGCTCCGCGTCGTAGCCCATGAGCTCGACCTCGGCGACCAGCTTGTCCTTCGTCGGGAAGGTGACCACCATCGTGTTCCCCGAGGGGTCGTACACGCAGGCTTCCACCTCGTAGCCCTGACCGAAGAACTTGTCGACCTGGGCAGCCTGGTCGGCGTCCGAGTAGGAGAAGCGGACACGGCGCAGGAACGTCCGCCCGTAGATCGGGTGGATGCCCTCCGTCACGCCCGGCATCTTCGCGATCGTGCCAGTCGGCGCGACCGTCGTGACCTTGACCGGCTCCGGGATGCGCAGCTCGAAGGCGTAGTCCCGAGCCGTCTCGCGGACGACGTCGTACAGATCCTCCAGGAGCGACGGCATGAACGTGAAGGGGGCGACCGAGTAGCGGATGCCGGACTTCGCGAGGAAGCCCTGCACTCCGAAGTGCCCGACACCGATGCGCCGGTTCAGCGCCAGCCGGTCGGCCTGCTCCGCGTCGTTCACGTCGCCGTAGGTGGCCCGGATCAGGAAGCGGGTGACGAGCGCGTGCGCCTCCTTCATGCCAGCCTCATCGAACTCGCCGCCCTTGACGGACGGAGCGAACGCATCGAGGTTGACGTGCCCGAGGTTGCAGTTCTCCCACGCCTCCAGCGCGATCTCGCCGCAGGGGTTGGTCGCGATGACCTCGCCGACCTCGCCCTCGTTGGAGTAGGTGCTGTTCCAGTAGCCCGGCTCCCCGTTCAGGAGCATCCCCTTGACGACGGCCTCATGGACGTCGACAGCCTCGGGCTCACCCAGGGCCAGCCGCTCGATGAACTCCTGGTCGATCTCGACCGAGATGTTCGTCGTCCAGTGCTTCGAGCCGTCAGCCTTGCACCGCAGGAAGTCCCGGATGAACGGGTCGCCCCAGTGGCAGATCGCCATGCGAGCCGAGCGGCGGTTGCCGCCCGAGACGACACACTCCGCGATGGCGTGGTCGATCTCCATCGCCTCGGTGGGGGTCAGGTGCGGAGCCACGCCCCACTCGCCGACCTCGCGAGCCGACCGGCTCATGACCTTCTCGATCTCCAGCATCATGCGGGCGAACGGGCCAGGGCCGGACGCGGTGCCACCGAAGGTCTTCAGGCGGGCACCCTTGCCTCGCACTCGGCTCACGTCGTAGACGCGGTTACGGTGCTGGACTTCATCGTCCGACATGAAGGTGTCGAGCAGGTCGACCAGGGCGTCAGCCCAGCCCTCACGGGAGTCCTCGACCTCGAAGGCCCCAGCCCAGTCCGAGTCGTACTCGGAGGACAGCAGGCCGGACGCCTTCATGTCCTTGTAGTCCGGGTGGGTCGGGTCGCACACGATGTGGACGTCCAGCTCTCGGCGCGGTGCGCCGAACTTCTCTAGGAAGCGGGAGGAGTAGTTCGCTCCCACGCCCCCGCCCTCCATGAGGCGGAGGAAGGTGAACTCGAAGTGCCGGGACAGGGTCTCGCCCCAGCCCGAGACGTGGCAGTTGAACAGGTACTGCCTGCCCTTCACGCCCGAGGCCCAGAGGTGACGGCCAGCAGGCAGGATGGCGAACCGCTCCATGTAGGCGGTCAGCTTCTCCGCCTCCTGCGACACAGTCACACCCCAGCCTGCGCGCGGACCGTAGACCAGCGCGAGGTTCCCCTCGACCACGCGGGCCACAGTCTCGGGCCAGGTCTCCTTCTCGCCGTTGGCCTTCGTGCGCGAGTACGTGCGCTCGTACACGGTCTGACCAGTCGGGCCGAAGGGGATGGTGTTGCTCACTGAGTGGTTCCTCCTTGATGTCGTCTGTCTCTCTCACCGCCGCAAGGCGACAGCCCCGAAGGACTGCCGCCTGCGAACTCACTTGCACACTCTACCACTGTCACACCGGTCGACCGACCACCTCGCCGAGCACGAACAGGATGCGCTTCAGCGTGCCCGCGTTGTACGCGGCCAGGTCGGAGAGCACCTTGACCTGGGCTGCCGTCTCCTCGGGCGTCGGCGCGACGAGAGCCAGGTAGGCCAGGCTCAGGTCGATCCGCGCATCCAGGTAGCCGATCGCGGCCTTGGCCTCCACGCCCAGCGCGTCGAGCTGCCGGTCCTTGGCGTAGCGGGCCAGCTCGTTCTCGGTGTAGGGCCGGGAGTAGACCAGCCCGTCAGCGGCACGCTCGTAGTAGGTCAGGGCGACGTCGTCCCAGAACTCGATCATGTGCTCGGCCATGTCAGCCGGGGGAGTAACCGGCTCATGCACCGGCTGCTCAGGTACCGGCTCGGTCACGGGCTCCTCGACGGGAACCTCGGGTGTCGTCTCGCTCACGCTGCTTCCTCCTTGTCGTAGCCATCCACGTAGCGGTCCTGGTTCAGGTAGGCCGCGATCTTGCCGACTGCCTTCTCACACCGACGCTGCACGGTGCTCTTGTGGCAGCCCTCCTCATGGGCGATGAACTCCAGCGTCCAGTCCAGGCCGTACCGCATGAAGGTGGCTCGCGCCTCCTCCAGGGACAGCCCGCCCGCGACCGCCCACCTCCAGGCCGCGTTCATGTCGGCGAGGTGGGCGAACAGGGTGTTGGCGTGCTTCGGGTTGGCCTTGACCTTCGGCATGTCCGCGTCCGGCGCGGTCTCGTTCTTCACGCCGTAGGCCGACGTCGGGTCGAAGTGAGCGGGAAGCAGACGCTCGACCAGCGCCCTGTCGTACGCACCTGCCACTCAGACCCCCAGCCCTTCGAGCTTCGCGAGGTTGTCCTCGTAGCTCGTCATCTTCGAGCGCGTCCGCTTCGTCGCAGACGCCTTGTTCTTGTCGGTCAAGTCCTGCACCAGCCGGGAGTACAGAAGGCCCGGCTCCCCGAACGCAGCCCGCAGGTTGCGGCGCGTGGCCACGAAGACCAGCCCGTCCTGGTAGGCGTCCTCGTACTCCGTTGTGCGGGTGTCGTCGTACTTGTTGGCGATGTGCCGGGCAGCCCGGCTGATCACCTGGTCGATCTCGTTGCCCGGCTCGTACCAGGACCAGTCGGCCTGAGCCTGCTCGGCGGTCTCGTAGGCGTTGCTGATCTCGATGAGCTTCATCGGACCACCTCCTTCAGGTTCGTGTTGCCGTCCTTGGTGACGGCGACGATGAGGCCAGGCGCACCGGTCGTGCCCTTGGCGTGTCTCCACCAGGTGGACTCGCTCTCCATCGCCGGGGGCTGGATGAAGGTGCGAGGTCCGTCCGTGTCGACGTGTTCGTGGTGCAGGTGCCCAGCCAGGAGGAGATCCGCCTGGTGCATGGGTGACATCTGGTTGAAGGCTTGGCCCTTCCACCACTCGAAGTGCTTGCCCGGTCGGAACTGGTGACCGTGGACGTGAGCCACGACGGTGCCCGAGCAGGGCACCACCACGACCAGCTCGTCCGTGTCCGGGACGAAGAACTCGACGTGGCCGAACCGCTTGGGGTTCAGGTCAGCCGCATCCTTCACGGCGATCAGGGACTCGGTGTCGTGGCTGTCGTCGTACCGCGTCACGCCCTTGCCGTTGATCCGGACAGCCTCACCGTGGTTGCCAGGGACAGCAGCCATCGTGAGCCGGTCGACCATCGGCGCGAACGTGAGCAGCGCGTGCAGCATCACTCGCCGGGTCAGGCGGATCTGCTCGTTCAGCGTGAGCTGCGTCCGCCAGGTGTTGGCCCCGCCCTGCGAGACGAAGCCCTCGATGTGGTCACCGAGCCACGCGATGTGGACGTGGCCGATGTTGAACCGCAGCCGGTACAGGCCGAGCAGATCCGCCGCCTTGTTCAGGCAGTCGATCGTGCGGTCCAGCGTCCCTTCGACACCATCGCCGTCGATCTTGCCGAACTGCATGTCCCCGAGGGCCACGATGAAGGTGTGGTCCCCGCTCGTCTGTGACACTGTCACACCCGGCGCGTAGTTGTCAACGGCGGAGATCAGCTCGTCCAGCGAGGGACGCTCGAAGTCGAGCACCGGGTCACGGCGCTTGAAGGTGTAGCGGTTGCTCACCCCGACGTCGCCGTTCGCCATCGTCCACTCGCCAGAGCGGAAGCCGGTCGCGACCCACAGCTCGGGGTCCTCGCCCTTCGAGCGGAGGTAGTCCGCAGCCGCACTCTCGTCCACCTCATCGGGCAGTCCGCGCACCGTCACCGCAGCGACGTCGCCCTGCACCTCGATCTGCCGAGTGAAGTCCTTGTCGGGGTTCGTCTTCCGAGCAGGGACGCTCGGGCCGACAGGCTTCTTCAGGAGCTCATCCTTCAGAGACACGGTTCAGGCTCCTTCGGTAGGTGCGGATGGTGGAGGCGGACACGTCGTGCCCGTACTTGCGTAGCGTCGTGGCCAGCCAGTCGGCTGACGTACCTCCGTAGAGGTGGTCGAAGAACAGATCCCGCTCACGCTCACCGAGCGCCTGCCAGATCCGCTCGATCGCGGGGAACCTCTCGGTACCCGGCAGGGGCATCAGCCCTCGCCTCGGTCGAGCTGAGCGATGGCAGTCACAGCCTGAGCGGCCAGGAGGACCAGCGCCTCGCGCCGGTCGTCGTTCGTGGTGGCCGCACCCGCAGCGTGCACGTCCTCGACCAGGAGGCCGTCGACTCCGAGGTTGCCCTCGTCGGCTCGCGCCCGGTTGATCGAGACCCAGCGCAGCTCCTGGTCGGCGTGGTACGCCTGCCCCGACTCGGGGCGCTTGCCCCCCAGGAAGGGGAGCGAGAGGTTGTCCTCGGCCTTGGCCTTGACGTCGTTCAGGATGGCGGTCAGCGGGTTCGGCTTGCGGGTGGTCTTCTTCGTCGCCTCGGTCACTCCGAGTCCTCCTTCTGGATCAGCGCGTACAGGGCCTCAGCCCCGCCCTTCAGGTACGTGTCGGTCACGTCTCCGTCCCGCAGCCGCACGCCCTTGGCGGAGCGCAGCGAGCGGGTGATCTTCTGCGTGAGCTCGGCTCCCGCGTCGTCCGGGTCACCGAAGACCCAGACCCGGTTGAAGCCAGCCAGCATCCGGCGGTAGTGGTTCCGCCAGCCCTGAGCGCCAGGGACGGCGACAGCCGGGATGCCGATCATGTTCAGCACCATCGCGTCGAACTCGCCCTCGGTGACAGCGATCTCGCTGCCAGCTCGGTGGACGGCCCCCACGTTGAACATCCGGGGCGGCTCGTCCTTCATGCCCATGTACTTGCCGTGGCCGAAGTCACGGTGGTTGTGCTCCTGGATGCAGCGGAAGCGCATCGAGAGCGGCTTGCCGTTCCGGTCCAGGTAGGGGATCGCGAGGAAGCCTCGGAACCTCTCATGCCCAGGGAACGGATCAGCTACGACGCCAACGCGGTTGGTAACCGCCGCCGTTCGATCCAGCCCGCGACCCAGCAGGTACCTTGCGGCTTCCGCCGTAACGGCTGCCTCGTAGCTCGCTGTCGCTTCTTCCAGAGCTTCCCTCTGGGAGGCCGAGAGTGGTTGCAACGGTTCGTGCTCCACGGAAGTCTGTCCCCTCCTTCAACATGATCATCGTGTAACTGTCGCCGCCTTCTCCGCAGGAGTGGCAGCGCCAGAGCCCCTTGTCCGTGTTGTAGGACATCGAGGGTGTGTTGTCTTCGTGCAGTGGGCAGTGGCCCATGCCGGTCGCCCGCTCGGGGTTGAAGTCGACCTCGTAGTGGTCGAGCACCGCCGAGAGCTCGGGCTTGCTGTCGTCGTCGTTGTCCCAGCTCCTGCCCTTCGGCTTGCTGGGCTCTCTCCACTGGATGGCCACTACACCTCCACGTCGTAGAACTCCTCGATGGCGAGGATCACGTCCATGTCGGAGTCGGGGTCTTCGATGAAGGCGAAGAACGCCTCGGTCTCATCGGCGAGCTGATCGCGTTCCGCCTGGGTCATGTCCCAGCCCATGAAGCCGATCACTTCTCGTCCGCCAGACCGAAGTACCGCTCGACCGTGGTGATCACGTACGCCTTGCGCCAGGGCTTGCGGTACGCCTTCACGATCACGACGCCGTCGACCTTGTCGGGGTCCAGGCCCCGGTGCTGGGCGAAGTGGCCGACCTCGGTCTCCATCTCCCGCACGAAGGTGTTCGCGTCCATCTTGGCGTTCTTCGCTTCGACTACCAGGTAGGTGCCGTCGCCGTTCCGGATGACCAGGTCACCCTCGTCCTCGTTGCCGTTCAGGTGCAGGTGCTCGATGTCCTTGCCGACGAGGCGGAACTTGTTCTTCAACTCGTTCTCCCACTCGGCACCCTTCTTCTTGTTCCTGACGGGGTTGCTCACACTCTCACACTCCCTTCAAGGAGAGGCGCACCTTCCGGTGCGCTTCCCCCGTTCGTGATGCTCACACTACCACACTCTCAGCCAAGGCCAAGGCGTTCGAGCGAAGTCGTTGGGGTCCAGCCCGATCCGGCAGGAGCCGGGGTGTTGGGCTGGCTGGTCTTGGCCATGACCTCCAGCTTCGAGAAGCGGGTCACGTCCGGGTGGCAGCGCATCATGGCGTAGCTGCGTGCCGTGGGGTCACACGGACCCATGCGCTGCTTCACGCAGGCGACTCGGTACTCCAGGCTGGTCGGGTCGAGAGCCACCGTCAGAGACAGCTCAGGCTTCTCGGAGAGACCGCCCTTCACCTGGTCACGGGACGGGGGAGCCCACGGGTCGCTCTTGGCTTCCCAGCTCTTGTCACTCGCGTGGTGAAGGATGATGACCGTCGCGCCGGTAGCGCGCGCCAGCTCGGTCGCGTTGGACATGACCGCCATCTGCTCGGTGTAGTCCGACTCCGCGCCCTCGAAGTCCATCAGGTTGTCGAACACGATCACCTCGGGGTACGCATCCCAGAGCTCGACGTACGCCTCCAGCTCCTCATCGACGGCACGCCAGGTGATGGGCGATCCGAAGGAGAAGGTGATGTTCGAGTGGGACAGTGCGTCGATGTAGTTCTGCCGGTGCTTCCCACCCTGGGCCATGCCAGCCTCGACCATCTCGGTCGTGTCTCCAGTCGCCATCGAGGCGAGACGCGAGGATGCCGTGAAGGCGCTCATGTCAGCGGAGAAGTAGAGGGAGGGCAGGTTCATCGACGCCACCCAGAACAGAGCGAAGCCGGACTTCTGCGTACCGGATCGACCGGCGATCATGATGACCTCGCCGTGGCGAGGACGAACGCCCTTCTGGTACAGGGCCTCGAACGCCTCGACGCGGGGGAGCTCTCGTCCCGACTCCGCGTGAAGCGACAGGGACCTTCCAGGGGTGAGCACTACTTGTCTCCTCTCACGATCACGCGCTCGATTCCAACGGCGGTGATCAGGGTCTGGCAGGCCGGGCACGGCTTGCGGGTCACGTACAAGATCGCTTCCTTCAACTCGTCCGGGTGGATGCCCTTGTCGAGCACGTCTCGGATCGCGTTGCGCTCAGCGTGGTCAGCCGCGCAGTTCGAGTAGTCACTGTCCGGCGCGACGTCCGCGTAGGACAGTCGCCCTCGGGGGCAGTTGCCCGCCGTCTTGCAGCCGGGGATGCCGGGCATCAGGCCGTTGTAGCCCACGCCCAGGAACCGCTTGCGCTTGTTCAGGATCACGGCTCCCACCTGGGAGCGCGTGCAGTCAGCCATCGTGGCGACCTCGTCGGCGATGTTCAGCGCCCACTCGTCGCGTGTCGGTCGTGTCACTCGACCTCCTCTCTCACTGCCCCAAGGGGGCCGCTCCGAAGAACGACCCCCACAGGGTACTCACACTGTCACACTGGTCAGTCGAAGTCGGGCGCAGCGTCGAGCGCCGCGTTCACCTCAGCCTCACGCTTGGTCGCGTAGTCGATGACCTTCTGCTGCGCAGCGCGCTCGGCCTGACGCCACACCCACGCCGGGTACGCGCCGGGCTTCTTCGCCGGGATCTGCGCGAGGGTCACGATGGTGGCACCACCGACGATCGCCTCCAGGTCACGGGCGAGGACCGTCTGCTCGATGCGCTGGCCCTTCGCGATCTCCGGACGACCGGCGTCCAGGTCGGCCTGCGTCTTGAAGACGGACACGTCAGCGAGGACGGAGTCCTTCGGGCCGTTCGGGGTCGGGCGCTGCCTGTCGAACGACTTGACCTCGATGAGGATCGCGACCGCGTCGACGTTGTCCTTCGGCTTGAACCAGCCGCCGCCCTGGGTGGGGATGTCCATGAAGTTCAGCACTGTGTTGTTCTCCTTCGTTCGGTGAGTCGATGCTCGATGCTGTTGATGTCAGGTGGAGCGGTACTGCTACGCGGCGCTGAGGGCCTTGCCCTTGGCCTTCCACGCAGCCATCACGCTCGGGTCGGAGAAGAAGGACTGGTTCTCAGCCCACAGGCGCTTCAGGCCCGCGACGTCCGTCTGCTTCTCGATCTCGCCCAGGATGTAGGCGTTGGGGTCCTCAGCAGGCTGAGCTGCCGGGGACGATGCGGCACTGGAGGCCGCAGCCCACGGGTCTTCGTTCGACGCCGTGGAAGTCTGGGGAGGAGCGCTGTGCTCACTCGGGGGGATGATCGTCCCACCCAGGAATCGGGCGATGTTGCCCTTGCCGTGCGCCAGGCTGGTCACCTCTACGACCAGCTCGCTCAGCGTCAGCTCGGTCACACTGTCACGCATGAGGCCGAAGTAGGAGATGATGTCCTCGCGGACCTCGTCCGGGTTGCCCTTGAAGACCGCCCAGGTCTCCTCGTAGCCCTTGCCGTACTTGATCGTGACGGTCAGTTCCCTCACTGTGTTGTGCTCCTCTCGTTGTTCTCTCTGTCTTGGTACAAGTTACACGATCCGGAGCTTGGTGTCAACCTCGCGGTTCTTGCGACTTGCGCTTCAGCTCGTCGCTTCCGCGTCGCCCTGACTTGATCCAAGTTACACACTCGCGGCGGAAGAAGCAAGCTCGTTCTCCGTGACCTGCGTCACGAACGGCTTCATCGCACCTCGGGTGCTTCGCGCCTTGCGGATCTGAAGCGCGAGCTGAGCCAGAGCCCAGCCGATGTTCAGGTCCACCCAGTACAAGGTGCACTCGCCCGTGCCCGCAGGCAGGTGGACGATGATGCCCCAGTCCTGGTTCACCGGAGGCAGAGGGCTGTACGCCTTCTCCGCCTGCTCGGCGTCGATCGCCACCTTCTTCCACGCGGCCAGGGCCTTCTTGTCCTGAGCGTCCACGGGGAAGTGGGTGTGGTCGTACTTCTCTCCTCGCGAGTAGATCGCGAGCTGGCTCGCCATCTTCAGCGCGCCGTACTCGACGGACCCAGTCTTCAGGTCGCCGATGAACAGGCCGCTGATCGGCTTGCCGTCCGGGCCAGGCCCGTCGTACTCGTAGGTGCGGTCGAACGTGCCACCCACGTTGAGCTCGTTCACGACGACGAACTGCTCGACGGCGTGAACCTTCAGCACCGACGTGGCGAGCATGTACGCCATCATGTCCTCGACGTCCACCTTCGGCGTACCGAAGGGGAGCGGCTTGCCCGCGTCCACGAACTCGGAGAGCGTGTGCAGGTGAGTGCCCTTCTCCCGCTTGTCGTTCGCGCCACTGACGTCCACTGCCCTCTCGGCCAGCGCGTCGAGCTTCTTCTTGTCTTCCTTGTCGTTGGGGTCCAGGCCGCTCACCGCGTCCAGGAGGGACGGCTTCTTCGCCGCACCCACAAGCGTCATGCGCTTGCCCCACGTCGTCAGGTTCGACTTGTCCTCGATGCAGTCGATGAACGTCGTCGTCCTGGTGTGCCCGACCGGCTTGCCGCCAGCCTTCGGCACGATGAGTGGACGATCCCAGCCGTCACGCGGTACCGAGTGGTTCGGGTGCGTCTGGTTCGGGATCTCCATGAAGTTCAGGGCCAAGCGGAACAACCTCCAGTGTCGTCGGATTCAGCGGTGTCACTGTCAGCGCGTCCACCTCGACCAGGAGCTCGCGGACCATCTCGGCCTCGGCCACCTCGGGCGGCACGATCGGCGTGAGGTAGATCCGGGTGATGCCGTGCTCCAGGAGCTCAGGCTCGCACTCGTCCTCATCCATGAGCTCCAGACCCCAGCCCTGAAGCCAGCTCAGGACATGAGTCATGACCTCGGGCTCGTAGCCAGGAGAGGCGTCGATGTGGAAGTCGAAGCCCTCCATGTCGGAGCTGAAGTGGATGCATCCATCCCGAGTGGTGAAGCTCCTCGGGTCGCCCAGCTCGTCGTTCCAAGCGGGCAAGTGCTGCCTGTGCGGCATGTCCTACGGTCCTCCTCCGGTGCGCTGTGCAACTTGCTGCGCTGACAACAGAGACAGTACATGTCCCAGGCCGAGTGTGCAACTGTGCTCAGATGATTGATGTGGGGCCTCCCCCTGACCGTGGCACCGGAGCTGGGGAGGAGGGAACAGTAACACAGCCAGCGAGCGCTCGGTGACACAGCGCAACGAGAAGGGGCGGACCCCCATGATGGAGATCCGCCCCAGTTGGAAGGGTGCGCGCCGTCAGTCGGCAGACCGTAGCTTCGTGGTCTTCTTCGGCTTGTGGATCAGGTCGTCATCCCCCTCCTGGCGAGGGATGTAGAAGAACCCCTCCTCGGTCTCAGGGTCGTAGTGCACGACGGCACCCTCGTCCTCCAGCATCTTCTTCCAGGACGGGAGGCGCACCTTCTCCAGGTCGGACAGGGCCTCCTCGCCCTTCTCTCGCCGACGAGCCTCAGCTCGCAGCATGGCGATCGGGTACAGCCAGCGGTGCTCAGGCTTCACGGCCCAGGGGATCAGCTCGTCGTTCCGAGTGATCCGGCGCTGTAACCCACGCCGACGCCGGAAGTTCCCCCACATGCTGGGCACCGTCTCGATGTTGTACTTGCGCTTGTACTCCTCGATCATCCAGGCGTAGGTCCGGCCCTCCTCGAACCAGCGGATGACCTCGCCCTCGTCCACGATCTTGCGTGCGCCCATGATGCTCCTCTCTGAACAGTCTGCGGTAACTCCGAGTCACAGAGTTGCACACCCAGCGTGACAGTGCAAGCAGAATCGTGTACGTTGCATCCACCCAAGCAACACACCCGAGAGAGAGGACCCTCTACATGGCCCAGATCCAGCTCACCGTCTGCGACATGGACCGCACCGAGCTCGGCAAGGAGACCCAGCACTACACGGTCACCACGCCTGCCGGTCGCAGCGAGCTCGACCTCTGCGTGGACCACGCCGCGCCGATCGAGTCGATCCTGACCACCGTCTACAAGGGGCAGGTCGCACACCCCGCTCCAGTCAAGAAGACCACGGCGAAGAAGACGAGCACGCCTCGCCGACGCGCTGGTGCCAAGGTCGTCAGCCTGGAGGAGATCGAGGCGATGAAGACCTCATGAGGCACAGAGACGACAGAAGGCCCCCACTCAGCACGTAGCTGGTGGGGGTCTTCTGCGTTACGGGGTCAGCCCTCGTAGGCGGACTCAGGGAGTCCGATCTCGGGGAACTCGTCCTCGCCGGTCGAGCCGTTGGGCTGGGCGTAGACGCCGAGCGCGGTGAGGATCTGGACGCCCGCCGCTACGCGAGGGTCGTCCGCGTAGAGCAGCGTCGCGACCGAGGCGACCGTGCCAAGCAGGGCGAGGATCGCCTTGGCGTAGGGCCGAGCCTTGGCCGGGAGCAGAGGGAGCATGAGGTTCACGAAGGACTCCTTCGGGGGGTTGATGGGCAGGCGGTGCTTGCCGGTCATCGCCGACCGCACTGCTTCTGAAGGGCGACGTAGCCCGAGGGGCCGAGGCGGGTGTCCCGACGCACCCCGTAGTTCTTGTACTTCGGGTTCCGCTCATGCCACGCAGCCACAGCGGCCTCGGTGTTCTTGCCGTAGAAGTTGGTCGGCGCACCGGGGATCTTGTAGCCCAGTCGCATCAGGAGCTCCTGGATGTCGCGCACCTGGACGTGCGTGGCACCCGGCTTCACAGCGGAGCTCAGCTTGTAGATGGGGTTCGGCTTGGGGGCGGGCTTCGGCTTCGGCTTGGGCTTCGGCTTGGGCTTCGGCTTCGCCGGGGCGGGCTTGGTCGGAGCGGGAGCAGGGTTGGTTCCGAGCTTGGCCTTGGCCTTGGCCAGGACCGCGTCGATCGGGAAGTTGCCGGGGTCACCGTGGCTGTTCTCGGGGACGTGCTGGTGGCCGCACCATCCCTTGAACGCGCGCCACTCGGCGTGGCTCATCCGCTGCCCGCTGGCCGAGCCGTAGCTCTTGGGGTAGGCGAGGAACTTCACGGACGCGCTGAGCGGGATGCCGTGGTTCTTGTAGAGCCAGGCCATCAGGTCGGCCACGTCATCGAGAGCCCACTCGGGGGCCTCGGGCCAGAAGATGTGCGTGTACCCAGCCTTGGTCCACTTCGCGTGGGTGGCCGGGTCGCAGGTGCCGACGAGCTCGACCTGGAAGACGTTGGCCGTGTTGGTCTCGACGCCGCCAGCGGCGTTGACCAGGGCGCGACCGCTCTTGTCGATCGGGAAGTGCTGGTACGCGACCAGCTTCTGCGCCTTGAAGTCCGGGACCAGAGTCATGGTCGGAGCGGAGCCACCACCACCGTAGGTCGGAAGGCTGGTGCCCTCCGTGGTGTGCAGCACCCCGCAGTTGACCTCCATGCTGGAGCCGGGGTAGTCGTCCTGGAACCACTCCTTGGTGGTGTTCGCGCCAGGGTAGGTCTGGGGTCCAGTGCTCACTGGCAGCCCTCCTTCGGGTACGGCGAAGGCCCCGACTCGATGTGAGCCAGGGCCTTCGCGGGTGTGTCACTTGACGGGGATGCTCAGGTGGTGATCGAGCCGGTCGCTCACAGCCAGGCGCTCGACGCGCTCCTGGCGGAGGTCTTCGCGGAGACCGCCGATCTCCTTGCCGTGCTGTCTCAGGACGTCCAGCACCTCGCGGACGTCGTCGTGGAGGCGGTCCATGTCGTCACGGAGGTTCGTGCTGTGAGAGTTGGCCACCTGATCGCGAGCGATCTGGGCGTTCTCCTGCACCTCCGTCAGGGCCTTGTGGTTGCGTCGAAGCATCTCGACAACCACGCCGATGAGGGTCACAAGGATCGTGCCTCCGGTACTGACGAGCGCCACCTGGACTGTGGGCTCCATCGCGCTGGTCACTTGCTCAGCTCCTCGACCAGCTTCTCCAGCCGCTCGATGCGAGCCTGCTGGTCCTGGAGCACCGCGATCATCGCCACCGGCAGAAGGTCGTAACGGAGACCGTCAACCTCGCCGTCCAGGATGTTGACGATCTCGGGAATCTGTTCGTAGACCTCCTCTGCGATCAGGCCGAACTCGTCGGTCCGTCGCGAGGTCTCGCCCTCCTTGGGCTTCCGGTCGTAGAGGACCGGGCGGAGCGCCAGAACCTTGGCCGGGTCGACCTGGTAGTCCCGGACGTTCTCCTTGAACTTGATCGAGGAGGTGTTCCGGCAGAAGGTGCCGTCAGCCTCAACCCACACCGCGTACCAGGGACCGGCACCAGTGGCCGAGTTGTTGTGGGGCTTCTTCGAGCCGTTGGCCCAGGAGATCGTGTCGCCGGACTCCAGGTACTGACTGTGGTAGTGGGTGCTCGGGGAGAACGTGGACGGCTTCGAGGTGATCGAGGACCAGGAGTGCGAGTGGGTCGACGGCGCGAACGTGGACGGCTTCGAGGTGATGCTGTTCCAGTCATGCGAGTGCGACGCCGGGGGGAAGCTCGTCGGCTTGTTCGTCAGGGTCGTGTAGTCGTGGGTGTGAGCGTCGGGCGGGAAGGTGCCGGGCTTGTTGCTCAGGTTGCTCCAGTCGACCGCCTGCACCAGGTTCGTCCACGCGCTGCCGTTCCAGAACTCCCAGACGAGCGTGTCGGTGTTGAAGCCGAGACGCCCGACGCGGGCGCTGGTGGGTCGCAGGGCCGTGGTCCAGCTACCGACGCGGCTACCCACGTAGCGACGCTGGTCGGTGACCGAGGCAGCCGAGATCGAGGTGACGCTCGCACCGACCGCGACGTTGGCCAGGACCATCTCGTAGATGCCGGTGTCGGTCTGAGTCAGGGCGGGAGTGCCACCGCCAGCCGTGCCCTTGATGACGGCCAGGACGATGCTGTTCACGGCAGGGTCGAGACGCAGGACGACGCGGTCGGTACGGGCGGAGGTGTCCGCAGCCGCGATGGTCACAGTGGCGACCGAGTCGTTGTTGTAGAAGTGGCCGCGCACGATCGCTGCACCGACCGCGACGGACAGGTTCATGCTGGTGCCAGCCGACGTGACCTTCAAGGTGGAGCTGTCCGAGGAGCCGACAACGCCAGAGTCCTGGAGCTCCTTGAAGTAGGCGCTGTACTGGGACTCGCTGACGCTCTGCGCGTCGAACGGGTAGGAGGTCTGTGCCACTGAGGGGGTCCTTCCTGTTGGCATGGAAGAAGCCCCAGGCCGTGTGGCTCAGGGGCTTGAAGATGGGTGGGGTCAGAGCACGTACGTGCAGGAGACGCGCACCGTCTCGCCCGCACTGAACGGGTAGCCGTTCGTGGTGCGCAGGTTGACTGCGCCGGTCGAGAGGAAGTCGCACTCGCCGTCCGCGTAGCCGGTCGAGTAGATGCCGGTCATCGTGCGACGCGGACGGTAGCCATCGGGGATGGTTGCGATGGTGTGGTCGCCGACGTGCGGCGGGCTGTCGCTGGTGGGCACCGGGGCGGTGATGGCGAGGTCGAAGCCGACCGTGCACACGCCGCTGAACTTGGTGGCCATGAAGTTGTTCACCGAGTACCCCGACGACACGGTCAGCCCGGAGGTGATCGTGGTCGGGGCGGCGATGGGTGGGGGGTACATGCTTGCGCCCATGTGGGGGATGGGTCCTTCGGGTTACGGGACGGGGTAGGAGCCGATGTCTTCGACGTGCAGGCTGGTCGAGTTGCCGCCAGCCGTGAGGATGCGGACCGAGCCGTAGGTGGCTGCGGCCTTGGTCGCCTTCAACGTGATCGCGACCGCGATGTCACCTGCCGACGCGCCGCCCAGGAACCAGTCGTGACTCGCTCCCGATGCGAACTGGGAGTCGTCGTCGTAGACGGACTGGTAGAAGCCTCCGAGATCGGAGCTGGCCGTAGTCGCGTCGGTGCCGTAGGCCCAGCGAGCACGGATCGTCGCGCTGTTCTTGGCTCCGTGGTCGGCGACCGTGGCGACGTCGGCCACGCCGTCCGCGTCCACGATGGCGAGGTTGAGCGTGATCCGGTACATGCGTCCGGCCTCCGCTGTCCAGGTTGCAAGGTAGGCGCGCGTCTCGGTGTCGCCGACGTAGGCGGTAGAGCCCAGTGACGTGTAGTGGCGGATGCCTCGCGGCACGTTCGGGTTGGTGGGTGCGGGGTAGAGCCCAGCTCCCATGATGGGACTCCCTTCTGTCACAAGGGGTTACGCCAGCGCCGCCCAGAAGCGGTTGGCTCCGTTCTCCATGTTGGCTACGGCGATCGAGGTGGGCGGTGTGGCTGAGGTGGACGGGAAGTACCCGAACCGCTTGACCGGAGTGCCGAGCCCGAAGACGTTGGGCGGAGCGCCCGCGCTGTTCTCGTACTGGAGGCACATCGGGCCATCGCCGGTCGTGGTGTTGTAGATGAAGCGCCAGGCGATGTAGTAGATGCCCGGCGTCGCCGACCAGGTTGCGGTCAGCGGCACGAAGGAAGTCCCTCCGCCCGAGCCGTGCTGCTCGGCAGGCTCGTTGCCAGCCGTCGAGATGTCGTTGGTGTACGCCATGCGCGTGCCGCTGGTGTTGAACACCGCAGCCCATGAGCCGGTCTGGAGGCCGCCCGCGTACCCGAGGAAGTGCCACGCGATCTTCGAGATCGACTGCGCCTGGCGGAGGTTCACTGCCGCGATGCGCAGCGGGCCAGAGCCGCAGAACGCGCCGGTCGAGACGCAAGCTGCCGGGTCTCCGGTCCACGCCTTCAGTCCCAGGTCTTCCGGCAGGAACTCGTCGGGGCGAGGCTGGAGCTCGAAGGCCAGTGCGCCGCCAGGCGAGGCACCGGACCCACGCTTCACCCACGGCCTACCGGCCTTCGAGTAGAAGTGCGAGCCGAGCGAGGAGGACGTCGGGTCTGCCGCCTGGTTCTGGATGCCGAGCGCGCCGCCTTCAAGGTTGAGCCGAGCGCCGTTCATCTCGGACGTGCCACCGATCGTGGTGTTGCCCGTCTCGCGGTCGGCGTAGATGTGCGTCGTCTTGTCGGTCTCGTCGTCGTTGTAGGACTGGAGCAGGAAGTTCGACCCGACGTTCCCGCCAGTCTCCGACGCGCCGGTCACCATGAAGGACCAGCGCTTCTTGTTCAGCTTGCGCATGGCCACGATGCCGTAGGTCGTGTCCGTGGTGGCGTTGATGACCATGAAGTCGTTGAACGTTGCATCGTCCGGGTCGACGGCACCGATGTCGGCAGGGGTCAGCACGACTGCGCCGACCTTGCCGTTGACCGAGTCGACAGCCCCAGCACCGTCAGCGCCAGCCGGACCCTGCGGGCCTTCAGCGCCAGCGGGACCTTGCGGCCCTTCAGGGCCAGCCGGACCAGTGTCGCCCTTCTGGGCCATCATCGCGTAGTAGCCGGTCGTCACGTCGGGGGTGTTGCCCGCAGTCGACGTGTGAGCCGTGGTGACCCGGTACGTCGAGCCGTCGTAGCGGACGAAGTCGTTGGTCGCGTAGGCCACGCCAGCGGCCCAGCCGCCACGGAAGACGTACTGCGTACCGGCAGGACCCTGCGGTCCCTGCACCCCCTGCGGGCCTTCAGGACCCTGGGGGCCAGCGACACCCTGGATTCCCTGGATGCCCTGGATGCCCTGCGGCCCCCTGATGTTGCCGATCGGCGAACCCCAGCCCGAGGCGCTGCGCTGCCAGATGTCGCCCGTGTCGGTGCGAAGCAGCATGTCGCCAGGCTTGGTGTCGGTGCTCGAAGTCGAGGCCGTGTTGACGTACCACTTCGAGCCGCCGAGCGTGGAGCCGACGACAGACCATGCGCCCGCCGCCTTCTTGTAGATCGTGAAGGTCGTGGAGGTGACACCCAGGAACGTCCGGGTGTCCTCCATGAAGTACCAGTCCCCATCGGCACCAGTGGCGCTGAGGGGGGCTGTCGTGCCGGTCAGGATCGAGGAGCCGACGTCGCCCTTCAAGCCCTGCGGTCCGGGAGCTCCAGTGAGGCCCGAGACCTCGGGCGAGGGGACTACGTTGAATCCCATCAGGCAGCCACCTCCACTCCGCAGATGTGCACACCGAGGCCGGTAGTGCTGCCCTGGACCTCGATCGCCTGACCGGAGATGTCCATGACCTGCGTCATGTCCAGGGTGAAGATGCCGTTCGCAGGGACGGGCGTGTTCGGGATGACCGTGATCGCACCCATCTTGATGAGGATGGTGGAGGCGGTCGTGTTGACGTTGGCCACGACGATGTTCGTGACGATCGCCGTCGTGTTGGACGGCACCGTGTAGACGGACGTGAGCGTCGTGGAGGCCACGCCCCGGAAGAACTTCTTGGGCACGTTGGCCACTGGTTACCACACCCCCATGATTCGCATGATCTGGTCGTCAGTAGAGACGCCACCACCACCGGAACTGTTGCGCTCCAACTGACTCAGGCGGGTCTCGGTGTTGTTCACTCGCTGCGCGTAGGCAGCGTCTGCGTTGAAGCCGGTCGCGTCGCCGAGCTCGACACCGATCTTGAAGCCGTCATCCTTGGCCTTCAGGATCATGCCGGTCACAGTGGCGACGAGCTCCTGGTCGTTGACGACGACGGAGACGACGTCGCCCAGGCCCCAGTCGACGCCGAACTGCATGGCCGTGTCCTCCATCGGGACGGCCTGCACAGCGACTGCGGTGAAGCCCTTCTCGGCCAGGGTCTCCAGTCCGGACTGGTCGAGCTGAGCGTCCTCGGACTGGTCGCGCTGGTCCTGGAAGACCTCGATGCGCCTGCCCCAGTCCGCCTCTGCCGCAAGGGACTCGGCAGTCGTGACATCGCGGAAGGTTCGGTCGACCTGCTCACCCTGACCAGCCACGATGACGTGCGTCGCAGACGGAGGAGAGATGGCGACTCGCTGACCCGCGAGGGTGTTGTTCATGACGTCGAGCCGGATGTAGCTCGCGCGGTTGGTGATCTGGTAGGTCTCGAAGACGAGGTTCGTGCCACGCTGAACCACCCGGAACCCGAGGCCATCCACGATGGCGATCTCGGTGAGCAGGTTGCCCAGCACGGGGAAGCGCGCCTTCTTCGTCATGATCGTGCCGCGCGCCAGGTTGGTGCCCATGATGAGCCCAGCCTTGCGTCGAGCTGCCGGTGCGCTCGGCCCCAGGTTGGCGTTGACGTAGGCGTGGAGCAGCGTCTCGGCGCTACCGGTGCGGACGTCGTGAGAGAGCGTCTGCGTGGTCGGGTTGACGTTGGTCGGGTCGGGGAACGCGAGCATGTCCGACAGCACGCAGGTGTCGCTGATCCCCTCGAACACCACTGAGCCGCCAGGGTCTTCGGGGGTTGCAGCGAACTCATGCTTCGATGTCGGGCCGGACATCAGTACGTCGGTCGGGCCGGTGATGACAACGCCGGAACCCGGAGTGCGCAGAGCTGCGGTGAGCGGGTGCTCGACCGACAGCGTGAGCTTCCAGGTTCCGACGTTGTTGAACTGGTCTTGCAGTTCGAGCACCAGCTCCTCGGGGCGGATGGCACCGACGCGCTTCAGCGTCTTGTCCCGCACCTCGACCGTCAGGTCGCGGAGCTTCACAGGATCAGATCACCATCCACTTCCGGGGCTTCCACTGCACCGTGATTCGCGATGCCGACGTGGTGTTGAGTAGTTCTGCCGTGCAGGTTGCGGTGCCAGGCTCGATGGCCCAGAACCGAGGGGCGGCGGCGAGAAGGGCGTACTGGTTGGAGCCGTCCTCGCGCTTCACCGTGCCGCGCTGCGTGTCCACAGTCAGGCTCTGGGATGCGGTCAGCGTGCCCGTCCAGTGCAGCGTCTCGCCCGTAGGGGAGATCGCCTTGAAGTTGTCGCCCGGACCGAAGACGGTCCAGACCGGGTACGCGGAGACGTCGCCCGTGTTCTCCAGCGAGATCGAGCCCATCGCCTGCGAGGAGGCGACCGGCATCGTCATGAAGCTGGAGACGAACGGTGCGGCACCACTGTCGCCGCCGATCTGCTGCGTGGTCGACTCCGAGGACGTCCAGTACGGGTCGCCCGCGCGGAGCGTGATCACCGTCTGGACGTCCTTGATGCCGGTGGTGTCAGTGCCGTAGGTGTACTCCCCACCGCCGACCCGGACGACCTCGGTGGACCAGTCGGTCCCGTCGTCCTCGACCAGCCGCAGGGTGCACGGCGCGGCCAGCATCTTCGCCAGCCGCGACGTGAGTTCCTTCAGGTGTCTCCGATCCCGCCCGACGATGTCGAGTGGGATGTCGATGTCCCGTGCCAGCGTGCGGGAGCGACGGAACGTCGCGCCGTCTCCCGCACCTTCCAGCCACTGGACGGACACGGGGGGCAGGCCCAGACCGGTTACTCCAGTCATGGCCTGCACCCCCGTTCCTTCTTCCTCGACCCCGTTGAGGGACAAGGAGTCCAGGGCGTTCTCCAAGAGGAGCTTCGCCATCTACCAGCCCACCATCCTTGCTCGGTTGGCGGCAGCGAACAGATCCTCCTCCGAGGAGAGGGACGAGCCCGGAGCCGCGTAGTAGTTGAGAACCTTGGTCACACCGCCTTCCGAGGAGCCGAGGGCACCCGAGACGGACGAGGCGACGTTCTGTGCCGACGCGATCTGACCCACCGTGGGGGGCTCGATCTCGTAGCCAGCAACGTCCTTCGCGATGTCGGCGAGAGACTTGATGACCGTGGTCGCCTCTGCCTTCACGCCCTTCGCCAGGCCCTTGCTGACCCAGCCACCGAGAGCCGCCATCACCCGCGAGGGCGAGTGGATGCCGAGCGCCTTCTTGATGGCCTTGACCATCGAGTCGGCGATCTTGATCATCTGGTTCTCGATCGCGTTGGCCTGCTTCTCCAGACCCTTGACGAGTCCATCGGCCATGCGGATGCCGTTGTCGTACATGACTTCCGACGCGGTCTTGCCGACCTTGCCAGCGGCCTCAGCGAGCTGCTTCTCCAGGAGGTTGACCTGGTCCACGCCAGCCTTGCCCGCGTTGGCCAGAGCCTCAGCCGCAGCCATGCCAGCCTGGGGGCCAGCCTGCGCGAGCTGGTCGAACATCTCCTGGTTGAGTCCGAGGGACTTCAGCTTGCCCAGGACGTCAGCGAAGCGGCGGGCCTGTTCGACCTGCATCTTCAGCGACGCGACGATGTCAGTGAAGCCGCCCTCCATGTTCGTGACGTTCGCGGCGTCAACGATCTTCTGGGCGATGTTCGCGGCGTAGTCGGACTTGGCCGTCTTCAGATCCGCGAGCTTCTTCTGTGCGTCTTCGAGCTTCTTGTTGACGCCATCCCAGGAGGTGAGCAGCTTGTTCAGCGCCGCCTGGTCCTTCTTCAGGCGGGCCGTCATCGCCTTCGACATCTTCGCCTTGGCGATCTGGTCAGTCAGTCCGTTGAGGGACTTCTTGACGTTGTCGAACTGCGACTCCAGACCCTTGATCAGGCCCTTGATGATCACGACACCGGCGTTGTAGAGCAGCACCTTGTCCTTGGGCAGCGGACCCTTCCAGTCCGTCAGCTTGCTGGTCAGGTCGCCGAGCTTGCTCTTGACCGAACCGAACATCGAGGAGATGCCGTCGATCAGACCTCGGATCAGCGCCTTGCCAGCACCCATCAGGGTCGAGCCCAGCGAGCTCAGTGCAGACTTCGCCTTGCCGGGGATCTCCTTCACCAGGGTGATCACGCGCGAGATGCCGTCAGAGACAGCGGTCTTCAGCGTGGTCCATGCGGAGGTGAAGACCCCCTTGACGGTGGCCCAGCCGGACGAGAACAGACCACGCAGGGTGGACATCAGCGAGGAGCCGATGCCGCGCAGCGTCGAGCCGAAGCTGGTGAACGCGCCCTTGATCATGTTCCAGACCACGACGCCCGCCATGCGGATGCCGCCCCAGGCTGCCGTCCACAGCGCCTTCAGTGCAGAGAGCGCCTTGCCGAACGCGCCCAGGATGCCGATGTTCAGGAACGCCTTGATGGCACCGAGGATGATGTCCCAGATGCCCTTCGCGAAGTTCCAGATGCCGGACCAGAACTGGCTCCAGCCTTCCTTCAGCGTCGAGAAGTTGCCGGTGAAGATGCCCTCGATCAGACCCCAGGCCATCTTCAGGATTCCGACGATCATGTCCCAGGCACCCTTGAAGAACTCAACGAGTCCTTCGAGAACCAGGGCCACGCCCTCGATCGCGCCGACCAGCGCGCCAGCCAGGAGCTCCACGATGAAGCCGATGACCGGAGCCAGGATCGGCATCAGGAAGTTGACGATCGCGAGCAGCGCGTCGAAGAACGGCTGAAGCGCCTCCGTCAGTCGGGTGAACGCCTCCTGGAGGGGAGGCAGGCAGTTGGCGATGATCTCCTGGACGATCGGGATCAGCGGCATGAGGACCGCCGAGATGATCTGGAGCGCCACTGCGATCAGCGGCTGGAGAGCTGCGACGATCGCGCCGAGGAACTGACCGATGACCGGGAGGATCGGGGCCAGTCCGGAGAGCAGTGCGGAGACGAGCGGGACGACCGCCGTCAGGATCGTGCCGAACAGAGAGGCGATCGGAGGCAGGAGCGCACCGATCATCTGGAACGCCGCACCCAGCATCTGACCCACGACGGGGACGAGCTGCATGAAGACCGGCGTGAGCTGCTGGACTGCACCGAGCAGAGCGCCCGAGAGCAGGGTGACCAGCGGCTGGATCAGTGGCACCAGGGTGGTGAACGCCTGAGCCAGCGGGGTGAGGACGGCGGAGATCAGGGGACCGAACGCCGAGAGCATGGTGCCAGCGAGCTGGAGCAGCGCGCCGATCGCCTGGCCGAGCGGAGCCATCGCGGGAGCGAGGGCGTTGACCGCGACCAGGATGCCGTCGAACAGGGCCTTGATGCCATCGGTCACAGCGGGCTGAGCGAGGGCCGAAGCCACCGCTGCGAGCGCCGTACCGATGATCTGGCCGACCTGCGGGAGAACCGCAGTCAGGAGCTCGCCGAGCTTGATGAACAGGTTCTCGATCGCGGGACCAGAGGTCGTGGCGATCGTGTTCATCGCGGTGTGAGCAGCCTTGAAGACGTTGACCAGTCCGGTCTGGAAGCCCGGCGAGTCGACCGTCTTGTGGATGCGCTCCAGCGTGTCGTTCAGCATGGCCAGCGTGGAACCGCCAGCCTCCTGCGCAGCGCGACCCAGTCCGGCGAGGATGCCGCCAGCGTTCTTCAGGACGCCGCCGAGCTCCTTCAACTGGACGATCGCGGTGTCGATCCACGCCGTGAGGTTGCCGTTCTCCTGGTTCTTGGTGAGCCAGGCGGAGAACTTCTCGTTGATGGTCTCGAACCACTGAGCCAGGCGAGGCAGGTAGCCAGCGCCGACAGTGCCCAGGATGGTGATCGAGTTGGCCATCTCGTCGGTGCCACCAGTGGCGATCTTGATGGACTCGTTGAAGTCCTTGAACATGCCGCCCAGCGCGGGGCCGAGCTTGCCGTTCAGGGCAGTGGCGAACGAACCGAAGAAGTCACCGAGCAGCGTCGAGCTGGCAGCGATGTTCTTCGAGAACTTGGGGAGCAGGTTGTCGATCAGGTCCTGGAACGGGGCTCGCGCCTGCGCCCAGAAGTTCGCGCTGATCTGGTCCTGCATCTCGGCCATCTGGCCCTTGACCTGCGGGAAGATCTTGTTGAAGTCCTTGAACGCCGCGATGGACGCTCCGATGCCGACTGCCAGACCGCCGAAGATGCCGGGCAGTGCGAGAGCTGCTGGTCCGATCTGCGCGAGCGAGCTCGACAAGGCGAACAGGTTGCTCGATGCGGTCAGTCCCCAGCCCGCGAGACCGGCGATGGCCGTAGCCAGGGAGCCGATGATCGGGATGTTCTTGTCGAGGTTCTTCAGGACGTTGCCCAGCTTCTCGAACATGGTGCCGAGAACTCGCGCGCCGGACAGCGCAGCGATGGCAGTGGCAGCGCCAGCCGCAGCCGACATGCTGACCTTGGGGATCAGGTTGACGACGCGGTCGCGAGAGAGGACCGCGAGGTGCGCCATCGCGGCGAGAGCGCCGGACTTGCTGACCTCGGGCTCGATGGTCGACTTGATCTTCTCGACCTTGTCGCGCAGCTCCTCGATCTGGTGCTCGACCTCGCGCTTCTCGCGCAGGCTCATCTCCGGAGTGATGGTCGCCTTCAGGTCGGAGATCTTGATCATCGCGGTCTCGATGTCCCGCTTGGCCTTGGCCACCGCAGAAGCGTCGAGCTCCGGTCGGATCTTCAGCTCACCGAGCTCCTTGCGGATCTTGTTGCTCAGGGCCGAGAACTCAGCGTTGTCGAACGCCACCTTGATGTCGGCCTCGCGCTGCATGACGGCCATGAGGTCGGCACGCGCGGTGTTGAGCGAGTCGCGGTCGAGCTTGACCTTCAGGTCGATCTCGTCCATCTCGGCGATCTGCGCCTCGATCTGGGCCAGCGCCTTCTGCACCGAACCCATCGAGCTGCGATCCACCTTCAGGTCGAGGGTGGAGACGTTCTGAAGCTGTTCGTCCAGGAGGTCCAGCGCAGCGTTGAGGTCAGCGCGGTTCAGGCCGACCGAGATCTCGGTCTCGTCCATCCGCTTCAGTTGTGCCTGGATCTGCTTGATCCCTCGCTGGAGGGAGGTCTGGTCGTCCAGGTCGACGCGGACCTTGATGTCCTTCAGTGCAGCTTCCGCCTTCTTGCGGGCTGCCTTCGCTTCGTTGACCAGCTCGGAGGTGTCAGCTCCGACCTTGGCCTCCAGTCGAAGCTCCTTCTCGATCCGCTTCAGATCGCGCTTCAAGGTCTCCTTGAAGTCTGAGGTGTCAGGGAGCACCTTGATCGAGATGCGCCCGACCTCGGTTCCTCCGGGACTGGCCATGCGGTTACCTCCGGGGTGAGAACTTCTTGTAGAGGTCAGCGACCGAGGTGATCTTCTTCTCGGCCTTCGCCTTCTTGGACTTGGTCTTCGGGCGCGGGTACTCGGGGATCTTCGGAGCGCCCTTCTTGCCCCACTGGCCGGTGGCCCGCGTGTTCTGGTTCAGCGCGTCGTAGAGGTCGGCTGTCATGTGGCGGTCCACGCCCCAGCCGAAGTGGTCACGACCGCCCGACGCGAGAGCCATCGTGAGAGATGTGTCGGGCAGCCTCTGCACCAACAGGAGGACGAGAGACGGCGAAGGCCCCCGACCTGCGATCACGTCGGCGAGATCAACGCCGTAGTGGAACCGCAGGTCGGGGTAGATGCCTTCGCCGTAGTCGTCTACGAGCCGGGCGAGGCTCAGGCTTCCCCCGCCTGGGTGCCCTTCCCGTAGGACTCGAAGATCTGGGCCAGCACAGCGAGGTCGCCGCCGACCGCAGCGAGCAGCTTGTCAGCCGCCTTCTCGCTCTCGGCGACCAGCTTGATCGCGTCAGCGAGCACCTGCTCCTGGTCGACGTCTTCGCCGTCGAGCTTGCTCTGGATGTTGATCAGCTCCGCACGCTTCTCCTTCGGGAGGCGCAGCGGGTTGAGGAGTCGGCAGACGTCGTCGCCGAAGGTGATGTCAGTGGAACCGTACTTCGCCTCAGCGGCGGAACGGATGTCATCGAGAGAGAAGCTGGACATGGGGTTGCGGACCTCCTGTGTTGGATGGACTTGCGGGGATGGCGCGGACCTTGAAGGTGGGGACTCCGAGATGGAGCCCCCGGCGTGCAAGCGGGTCCGCACTCACTTGCACGCCGGGGTGGATCAGATGGCTCAGGCAGCCTGACCGGCGACCCAGGCGGTGCCGTTCCAGTACGCCGTGGAGGCGTCGCCGAGAACGACGTGCTGACCGGTGGTCCACGCGCTGGTCGGCGTCGCGATGACGTCAGCCAGGTCGGCCAGGTCAGCCGGGGCCGAAGCGCCAGCCGGGGTGTAGGTACCGGGCGTGCCAGCCGAAGCGCCGGTCGCCGGGACGCCGCCACCCAGCGGGGTGACCGAGTAGGTCCAGGTGTTGGTGCCGTGCGCCATCGGCTTCACGCCGAGGGGCAGGCCAGCCAGGGACTCGGTGTCCGCGAGGGCGAGGTCGTCGGCACGGTAGATCTCGGCCTTCGGGGCGTAGAAGGCGAAGTGGTTGTCGCCGTCCACGAAGATCGCGAGGAACGCAGCCACGGTGGGCTCCGGGTCGGTCGGGACACCGACGCTGCCGTCCGGGAGGATCGGGGCGTTCGCGCCGTAGTAGAGCTTCAGCCCAGCCTCATCGAACTGCTGGAGCGTGAAGGTCATGGTCTCGGTCCGGGCGCTGTACTTGGTGCGCAGCGACTTGTTCTGGAGCGAGCCGATGACGGTGGCCTCGCCACCCTCGGAGGAGATGCTGAAGATGTCCTCCAGCGAGGTGTGACCGACGTTGGCCCACGGGGTGTTCGGGGACAGGAGGTCAGCCGGGATGTCGGTACCGACCGGGGCGGTCAGGTAGTTACCGGAACCGATGACGAGAGTAGCGTCGTCGTTCAGAGGCACTGTGTGTACTCCTTGCTCAGGGGGTCAGGTTGGGGTAGGGCCGGGAACGTGGCTTGCGGATGGCGATCTGGTAGACCGACTCGTAGCGCCACACGCCCGTGGGGAGGTCGGCGTACTGGACAGGCCCGGAGGCTGTTGCCCAGTCCGTGACCCGCCGAGGTGCGGAGGTGAGGTCGACCCGAGTCAGGTGACCCCTGCCAGGCACGACCTTGTTGCCGAGCCAGGCGTCGCGGAGAACCACGCGCACTGCTTCAGCGAGGATCGCCGCGTCCTCGTCACCGTCCGGGTCAGCGCAGAACGTGTGGATCGTGACCTGCGCCGCGTCGGTGAAGCGTGTGTCTCCGCCCCACTGCCCGAAGGTGGGAGCGCGGCGGATGAGAACCAGGGGGAACGTCTGGTGAGCCGCGATCAGCGACTTCACCTGGATGCCCGGAAGCCCTTCTCGCAGTAGGGCGAGGAGGAGATCTTCGACCGGGCTGAGCTCGGCGAGAGCCTTGATCTCCGGAGGGAGTCCGCTCACTTCAGCCTCACCTTGCCCTTGCGCTTCTTGGGCAGGTTCGAGGCTTGGGCCAGGATGAACAGGCCAGGCGACTCACCCCAGGTGATCTCGACCTTGTTGCCGTCCTTGTCGCGAACGGTCTTCTTGCCAGCCGCTCGTCCGTACTCGATGGACATCGCAGCCTTCTCGCCGCGCTCATCGTTGAGTACCACGTAGCGGTCGACGCGGCCTCGCTCGATCTCGATCGAGGAGTGCGCGTCAGTGTCGTCGTCGTAGTCCTGGTGGAGCTGGAGCAGGGCTTCGGCCTTGACTGCGACCTCGAAGGTCGTGTCGTCCAGAGCGCCAGCGACGCCGGGCATCATGGCGATGAACTGCTCGAAGTCCTTGCCCTTGACCTTGTCGTCAATCTCGAAGGGCACGTCACGTCCTCTCTCGGATGTCGATCGACCAGTGCCGGGACTTCCGAGGGCCGTGGTGGTACGCGGGCGGCGAGACGATGTCCCACTGCTTGCCCATGTACTCGACCCGCGACCAGAGGGTGACGTCTTCGAGGTCGGCGGCGACGATCATCCGGGTGATGTTGATGAGCTGCTGACCGGGCACTTCCGCCTTCGCGGATCGCTGCGGGATGAACGCAGCTCGCACTTCGTGCGGTCCGTCTGCCGATGCTCGAACGACGTCGTTGCCGCGTCGGTCGGTCTCGACCGTGGTCTTCCAGATGCGGGCTACTTGGCCACGCCTTCGCTGCACGCTCACCAGGAGCCGTCCGCGAACATCGGGAAGGTGTCACCGCCGTAGTCGACTGGGACTCGCCCCTCGTCGGCTCGCAGCTTCGTCTTGTAGGCGGTCAGCGGCACCGAGTAGATGCCGGGCTGCTTGCCAGCCAGGGACCGCAGGAGCTTGATCTCCTCGTCGGAGAAGTAGACGGTGCCAGCGTTCTCGCCAGCCGCGTCGTTCCAGGCCAGCGTCTCGTCGCCAGCTCGGGACTGCGTGTAGCCGTCCGGGTTCTTCATGTACCGCTGAGCGGCCTTCAGGACCAGGGTCCGGACCAAGCGCGGCACTGCGGCTTCGTCCCATGCGCGCCCGTAGTGGGCGGCCAGGTCGGAGGCGTCTTCGAGCGCGCCTCCCGCGATCCGCACCTCGTCCGCATCCAGCTCCCAGTCCAAGCGAGCCTTCAGGTCATCCAGGGTGGCGTACGCCATCAGGGTCTCCTTGGGTAGGGACCAGGAAGGGGGCCAGCTCCGTAGAGCCAGCCCCCTCCTCAGTCAGCGGATCAGACGTTCGCCGGGTCCGTCTCGGCCTTGTAGCCAGCCGGGGTCCAGACGCGAGCGTCGGAGACGCCCGTGATGGTCGCGAGCTCGGAAGCCGCAGCCGGGTAGTTGGAAGCGCCGTCGAGCGTCAGCTTGATGCCGCGCACGAAGTGCTCCTGCTCCGAGACGATCTCGGTGCGGTTGACGGTGTCGTAGCCCACCAGGACGTCGGTCACCGCGCGGAAGCCCGCGTAGGTGTTCACGACGGAACGGTCCTGCATGTAGGTCGGGTCGTAGTCGCGGACCCACCGGAGGGCGATGCCCTCGAAGGACTGGGTCGCGCCGTACGGAACCGACTGCGGGACAGCGGGAGCGCCGGACAGGAAGATGAACGCGGAGCCCGCGAAGGCGAACGCAGCGTCAGCCGGGATGGTCTGGTCGACCACGATCTTGAAGCCGAAGCGGTCGGCGATGGTCGCGGTGCGCAGCGCGGACTCGGCCTCGCTGTCGCCGACGTTCTGCGCCAGGTTCAGCTTGTCGTCGTTGAGCAGGGCCGACTCGAAGTCGGTGCCGACGAGCAGGTACCGCTGGTCGTCCGGGACGTTGAAGGCGTTGAGGACGCGACGCGCCTCGATGATCGCGCCACGGAGGTTCTGCTCCGCGTTGCCGATCACGACGTTGTAGCTCGCACCGGTCAGGGTGGAGACGGCGCGACGCTGGAGACCACGGCCAACGGCCTTGACCTGCGGGCGGAGCAGCTTGCCCCACTGGTCGATGTCGAAGTCGTTCTGCTCGTCGGTGAGCTTGACGGCGGAGTACACGTTGCCACCGAAGGTGACAGCGATCTTCCGCTCCTTGTACTCATCGAACGTCACAGCCTGACGGACACCGGGAGTCGAGGAACCCGACTCACCCGAACGCCACTCGTAGTCGTGGAACGGCAGGACGCCCTCGACCGGGACGGAGACGGTGTCGTTGTCCGCGCCCTTGAACTGGTCGATCGACTCCTTCTGGAACAGGTTGGGGATGACGAGCTCCTGCTCCAGCATCCCGACCGCAGTCGCGGCCAGCTTCTCGGGCTTGACGATCTGGTGTTCAGCCACTGGTGGTTACCTCCAGGTGTAGGAAGACCCCGGTCGGAAGTGACCGGGGCCTGGGGTTGAGTAGGTGAGGGGAGTGCGTCAGCGACGTCGTGTGCGCCGCGCGAGCTTGCGCGGGTCCATCTCGTCGTCGTCGTCGTCGGACGGCGTCAGACCGCCACCCAGCGACTCAGGCGCAGCCGGTACCGCGTACTTCTGGAGCGTCTTCGCGACGGCCTCCAGAGCGGCCTCGTCGGCACCCTTCAGGAGGGGGACGAGCTCGTCGGGGAGCTCGTACTTGCGTGCCACCTTGGACACCACGACCTCATGCTCCAGCTCGGCGATCCGCTTCGAGAGCTCGGTCCGGGCGGACTCGAACTCCTCGGGGGTCTTGGCGTTCTGGAGGCTGGACTCGGCTTCCCGCAGCTTGACCCGGTAGTTCGCGGCCTCGCCGCGCACCTTGGTCAGCTCCTTCTTCGCCCAGTCGGGGAGCTCGTCCTCGGGGGAGGGCGGCGTCTCAGACTCGGGCTTGGGGGTCTCCGTGCTCGGCGTCTCAGGAGTCGTGCCCTCAGCGGGCTTCTCCTCGGTCGCCGGGGTGGAGCCGGGGGTCGGGGTCTCGATCGGGGTGCTCACGGGTTACGCCTCCTGGACGCTCGTTGTGGATCGCCGCGCCTCCTGGGCAGCGGCCTTCTGTTCCGTGCGGATGAAGCGCCGCCAGGCGGAGACAGCGGCCTTGCCGCTCAGTCCCTTGGTCACCTGGGGCCACAGCTCCTCGTACTGCCGGTTCAGGGCGTACAGCGGGGAGTTGCGGTACTGCTCACGGGAGAACACGGGCTCCGCGTAGCAGTGGCAGTTGTCGTGGTACTTGTCACCGTCGCCGTACTCGGCGGTCTTCTGAGACCGGTAGACAGGTCCACGCGAGATCAACATGGCGCACCACCCGCAAGGGGTTCCGGTGCGCGAGAGTCGGATGTAGCCGATGGCTCGTCTGTCGCGTTGGGCGTGGTTCCAGACCGTCGAGCGTCCACCGTTCATGGCGACGCGCTCAGCCGCAGCGGCCTGTCGAGCACCCGCCTGGGCGTGGGCCTCGTCGCGGAGCCTGTCCACGTCCTTGGCCGGTGCCTCGGGGTCGATGTCGCCGAGCTTGCCTTCGAGGTTCTTGGGGCCGAGGTTCATCAGTGCTTCGATGAGCTCGGCCCGAGCCTCACGCTCGATCCGTTCCTCGTCAGCCCGCAGGCCCGGAAGCTGTTCCACCTGGATGCGGTCCTCGGAACCTTCGTCCGCAGGAGCCTCGACATCGTCCGTGGTGCCAGCCTCTGGGGCCTGCGAGCTCTCGTCCGTCTCCTCGGTAGGGGCCGACTCCGATCGGCCCTCCTGGGGCTTCTCAGAGCCTCCAGCCAGGGAGGCGAACTCACGACGCAGGGTGTCCAACGTGATGAACGTCGGCTCGGGGTGGTACGGATCTGCAACGGTCGTGCCGGTCCGCAGTGCGCGGGCCAGCCGGTAGTACGCCCTGGCCAGGTCGCGGCTCAGTCGCCGCCTGGTCATCACCATCGTGACGGCCTTGCCCAGCCAGTCAGCCGAGGTCGACGCCCTCGCGGTAACGGGGACGTTCGACCACAGCTTCAACGCTTCCTGGATCGTGCCGACCCCGATCTGGGTCAACGCGATCTGGAACGCGACGCTCGCTTCTTCGGCCTCCTTGGCGCGAGAAGCGGTCGTCACTCGGTAGCCACCTCCACAGCCGGGATGGGCTCAGGGGTAGCGCGGGAGATCGACGTCGCGAGCTGACCGATCGGGTCATCGTCCTCGCGCATCGACTCCCAGTCTTCGAGCTCGGTCTGCGTGACGCCGGGAACTCGCTTCCACAGCCCGCGTGCGGGGATGCCGAGCTGTTCCTTCAGCTTGCCGAGAGCGTCAGCGGCCTGAGCCAGCGAACGCTGCTCCATGTCACGCCAGATGGCCTCGCCCGCGAAGTCCTCCGCCGAGGCGGTCTCACCTTCGAGCTCTGCCGCCAGACGGAAGACGCGCTCCCAGCTCTCGCCGAACGAGGCTCGGAACTCAGCGATCTTCCGCGACAGGGCAGTCTCCGCAGCGAGTAGGGCTTCGGCAGACAGGTTCGCGATCTGACCGAGCAGGTGGTGCGGCGGCGTCTGAGACACAGCCGCGAGGTGCCGGATGCTCATGTCGACGGACTCGATGAGTCCACCGATCGGGCCACCCGGCAGGGAGCCGAACTTCACGTCCGCGTCTTCGGCGAACAGGAAGCGTCGGCTGTTGTGGTTCATGGGGATCGCCTTGGGCTGACCGTTCTCGTCCAGCACCGGATCGCCGTTCTCGTCCCGCTCGATGGGCGGGGCCATGCCGGTCGCGTACCGCACCTCATGCGAGGTGTAGGTCTGGGCGACCAGGAGGTCGAAGATGGTCTGGTTGATGCGGTTCTGAAGCGCGATCATCGGCTCGATGACGCCGATCGTGCGGCCTTCGAGGTCGACCGACGCAGCGAAGCGGGTGACCGGGCACTCGGAAGCGCCGTGACGCTTGCCAGCACTCACTGTCACACCCTGCTGGTCGGACAGGGACTTGAAGGTGACCGCGTACTCGGACCTGCCATCGAACAGGCGGGCCTTGCCGGGGACGTCGTCCTTGGCCCACTGCGTGACAGTCAGCGCCGCGTAGGGCGTGTCGTCGTTCGCAGGGTCCTCGAACAGGGCAGCCGTCCGCATGGCCGACAGGCCCTTCGTGACGACGCCCTTCTTGGTCCGCTCGGTCAGCGTGAAGCTGTGACCGAACGCCAGAGCGCCCCGGTAGACCGCAGCCTGTCGGGCGTCGAGCCGCGACCGCTGCCAGTGCCTCCACTCTACAGACGCCGAGTCGGGCTCACTTGTTGCGCTGGTCTCGCCGAGCGTTCCACGCCGGAAGCCATCCACGTACAGAGCCTGTGCCGGTGTGCCGACCAGGAGCGGCATCCAGTTGGACACCGCCCGCTTGGCCAGGAGCCGGTACTCGTCGTCCGCCTGGGGCGGCATGTAGGGGTCGTCGTGCTTGCCCTGGTTGTAGGCGTCGATGCGACGCAGCCGGTCGCCGTCCCGATGGAGGATCGCGAGGAGCTGCTTGGCGAGTGACGCCGGGGAGGTGTTCGCCACAGGCTCACCGTCCTTCCTTGGTTGCACTGTCACAGGAAGTACCCGCGACCGGTCCGCTTCTTGATCTTCTTGCCGCGAGCTCGCAGCTCCATCAGCGCCTCATGCGCGAGGAGCAGGGCTGCGTAGGCGTCGACCTTGCGCGGGGAGTCCTTCGACTCCTTGCGGAAGCTCACGCCGTAGTTGTTCGTCGCCCGGCGCGCGTTCAGCGCGTGACGACGCAGGGTCAGGTCACCGTCATGGGTGAGCTTCTTGTCGAAGACCGAGCGCATCAGGCGCTCATGCGCCATCGTGCTGGTCTTCAGGGAGGCTCGCATGTCCCAGCCGATGCTGTCCTTGCCGAGCGGGCTCTTGACCGCCAGGCCCTCGCCGTACGTGTCGTCCCACTCGGAGATGTAGCTCTCCCAGAGGGCGACGTCAGCGAAGAAGCCCTGCACCGCGAAGGTGCCGAAGGCATCATGGACCGCCGAGTCGACCGATGCGCGAGGCACGATCCACCCGTCACCCTGCGGGCCATCAGGCTTCTCCCAGATCCCGAGGACGAAGGCACACATGTCGGAGATCCGCAGTGCCACCAGGGCAGTCGCGTCGTCCGTCTTGCCACCGTCGAAGCCGAGGACGATCTCGTCTCCAGGACGCAGAGTCTTCGACTCGTCGCGGAGGACATCCCACTCGGCAGGGCCGTAGAGGGCGTCTTCCTCAGCCACGATCTGGTTGAGCCACATCCGTCGAGAGCGCGACGCAGAGAGCGTCGTGTCGAGGACGGACTGGATGATGGTCTCCACCTTCAGCCAGATCGCGTCTCCCCGGATCTTGGGGAGCACGATGCGCAGGGCGTCAGGGGAGAGGGGTGTCTTCGGGTGTGCCTCGATCGAGTCGTACAGGAAGCCGATGTCGAGGGCACGGCCCTCGCGGATCTTCTCGAACGCCTCGCGCATCCGCTCAGCGACAGAGTCCTCGCCGGGCAGGTAGGCGTTGGTGATCGCCAGGTAGCGCGAGTCCTTCTTGGTCGCGTTACCGTCGATCGTCTCGTACATCTTGTCGCCGTTGTTCCCCTTGACCCAGTGATGGGTCTCGTTGAGGACGACGAAGGTGGACCGGCCACCTTCAAGTGCACGGAAGCTCGATGTCACGGCTTCGAGGCGCTGCCTGCCACCGTTCGCACGGATGAGCTCAGCACCGGCCTTGATGCCGTACGTGTTGATGAAGTGATCCGACATGAGCGACGGCATCAGGGTCATCGTGTTGCGGGTCTGATCGCGCGACACAGCGGCGATCTGAACCCAAGCCTGCGGGTGCGGGACACCGACAGGGTCACCGTTCGCGTCCCAGTGGGAGAAGCGCGACGGCCCGACGAACTCGACCAGGCACATCACCGCGAGGAGGGGGTCCTTGCCCCAGCCCTTCAGGCGCTGAAGCACGCCCTTGCGGTAGATGAAGCGGCCGGTCTCGTCCACCGCGTACCACCACAGGACGAACCTGAGCTGTTCACGGGTGAACTTCCAGGGGCCACCGTTCTCGGCCTTCAGGAACTCGGCGCACCAACCGGCGATCTGCCAGCCGAGCGTCTTCTCGGGGAGCCTCCAGGAGCCGTCGTCGTTGGTGAGCCAGGTCGGACCCAGGAACGTCGGCTCCAGGGCCTCGATCTCCTCGGTCGTCATGACCGGTGGCTTCATCATGGGCTCACCCCCTGTTACTCGGCGAGCCCCAGCTCCTTCTTGTAGTCGGCGATGGCGACCACGGACGCGGTGTCTCCCTCGTCCTCGGGCTCATGCAGTTCGATGCGGACGCGACGTCGGTCGCCCTCCGCTACGAGCAGTCGCTCGAAGCTGGAGTAGATGGTCTGGAGCATCTGGCCGCTGCGCTTCCCCGACTTCTTGTAGACGGAGAGGTCTTCGCACAGCGAGTAGGCGAACGCCCAGTCGCTGTTCTGGTAGAAGTCGGCTTGGCCGGACGTCTTCAGGGAGTCCCAGAGACGCCGGGCGATGGGGTGCCACTCTCGATCCGCGTTCGGGATCTTGACGGGGCGCATCTCGCCCTTGGTGACCGGCTGGACGTCGCCGCCCTTGCGCTCTCGGGGGCGAGCCAGGTCGGACTCGCGGTTGGGTACGGGGCCAGGCACTGACTCACCTCCGTTCTACTTGCCGATGCCGGTGCCGTAGCCCTTCTGGGCTACGAAGTCGTTGATGTCGTCGTTGAGGCAGCGACCCTCGATGTCCTCGACCAGGCCGACGTAGCGGCCCAGCGTGGACACCTCATGGGTGTTGGCCTTGACGCGGATCGTGGTGACCACCAGGGGCCACTCGTCGCCGTCCGGGTCGGCCTCGTTCAGCCAGCCCTCAACGAACGCGCGGGTCTCTGCCCCGCCGAGCTCCTTCTTCTCAGGAGCCCACGTCTCGTAGAGACGCAGGTCGATGGTCTTCGTGTCACCGAAGCCCTGGTCGAGCTGCACCTTCAGGGTGTCGCCGTCCTTGACGGCCAGCACCCGTGCTCTGCGGTCCCACACTCAGACCGCACCGCCACTCAGGAAGTGGACGACGAGCCAGGCCAGGAACATGACCAGCACTGCGCGTCGCGCCTGCGTGGTCTTCGTCTTCTGCTGGCCGCGCTCGGTGTGGAACCACTTCCAGACGTGCTCAGAGAGCGTGTCGCCCTTCTGCTTGCGGTACAGGGCCACGCCCTCGATGACCGCGAACGCGGCGATCCAGGCGACCCAGGCTGCTGTGAACACGCGGTGGACCGCCTTCCTACGCCCAGCTCTCACGCTGGGAAGTCGACCCCCTGGGGTAGCGACCAGGGGGGAGGCGCGCGCTCGACCTGGAGAGGAGGCAGGGAGCGCGCGCCGGGCACCAGCTCTACCCGGAGAGGAGGCGGGGAGCTGGTGCGATCTTCACAGGAGACCGGGGTGATCCTCGGTCCGCCTGAACTTGCGGTCCTGTCGACGCCAGTTCCTTCGCGCCGCCGCCCCGCCCTCAGCACCCGACTTCTTGCCGTGGTGCCAGGAACACAGTGAGCGGAGGTTCGACTCGGAGTGGTCGTCGCCAGGGTTGATGTGGTCCACGTCGGTTGCGAGCTCGGAGCATCGCGTGCCGTAGTCGTCTCGGTGAGTGCACCTGTGACCGTCTCGCCGAAGGATGCGGGTGCGGATCTTCGACCAGTCGGCAGGAAGTCGGTCCCGCCTGTCTGAGCCGTTCCATCCGGCCATCCGCATCACCCCCCGACGTGGAAGTTGAAGCCCCCGACGATGTCCTCACCACAGAGTGGCAAGCTGCTCGAAGCGATCGACTCGGGGGCAGTCTCTGTCCTCACGTAGAGGAAGTAGCAAGTACGTCTTCGCGTCTTCGTACCTTGGGGCCGACAGGCCCACAACTTGCACTGACGTGAAGACGTCTTCATCAAGTGGAAGGGCGTCAGCCCTTCCCACATCTCGCTTGCCGCTAACCGTCTACGTTAGTAGAGACGCGGACCCCTACTGACTTGTTGCAGGCTTCTTCTTGTGACGTGGCTCACACTTGCACAGTGAGGTTCAACGGCGAGAAGAAGTGGGGGGCGGAGCCCCCACCTGTCGTAGACGCGACGGCGAGATGAGCTGTTGCAAGGACTCAGCGAGCGAAGCGAGCTGGGTCCGGGCTGTCGCCCGGCAGTGAACGAAGACGGCTAGGCGTCTTGCTCCTCGGGCTCAGGGATCTCTTGCAGCACCTCGACGCTGTGCAGCTCCTGGAGGGCCTGCGAGACCTCGTCTGGACCAGGAGCCTCGGGCTCGTACGCGAGGGGCAGGAGCGGCTGCTCAGCGACCGGGATGACCTCAGCCCCGAGCAGGTCGTGGAGCACCTGGAGCGGATCGCTCACGGGACCACGGTACGATGGCGGCATGGAGGAGACCAGCGCGCAGGAGACCGGCATCCGCTTCGCCGAGATCATGCTGGGGGTGGAGCTCGAAGACCGGGAGCCCACACCTGGCACACCGCTCGCTGTCATCCGTCAGTTCGCCGCCGAGCACGGTGAGGATGCGATCACTCCTGAGCACTGGGATGACGCCCGTGCTGGACGTCCTCTCGTCCCTCGATCTCGCCGCTGAGCTGGGGTAACGACTCCGCAACGGCCTCTGTGAGCGCCAGCTCACCCTCCCCCTGATCGACCCTGGAACCGTGGCGCGATCTCAGCGGCT